CCGAATGTTCGAGTTGAGCCTTATATTAAATTCATAATGAAGTATATTGATGTAATCAAAGTATTACATAAAATCACAGTTGACATTGATAAAAAATACAAGAAGTATTTTTGAAATTATATAATTTATAAAGTCATATATAAATTTAAGAACTATAAATCACTATTATACATCAAGTTGCGTTTTCCATCCCCACGCAATTATTGATATACGTCCTTCCTGTGAGAAGTTATCCGGATGAATCGGTAATATCCCGTGTTTCCAATTGACATTTATATCTCTACAAAAAGCGTAAGCGCAACCATTTGGACAAGGAAACGCAACAGTTCTTCTACTATTGTTCTCTTGGAACGCAATGTCCCGCGTTTTCCCAAAACTTACGCCAACCGTAAAGTTTTGGACTTTCGCTTTGTCCTCTTTTACGGCACTCGCGTCGTGATGGAACGGTTTCCAGTCCGAGCTATCTTGATACCAATTACAACGTGTAGCTTTGATATCCATATCGAAATAGGTCGCGATGCGGTTTATAACCATATTAAAAGTCGGGCATTTCTGCTTCCAGTTCGTCTTATCGTCGGCAATGAGATGCGTATCTCCATGCCACAGCTTGAAGATTTCTCCACCACATTTGACCATTTCATCCACTAATTTCTCGTATATCATCGGCCCCTGAATAAAATCTGGAATTAACACAACGTCTCGCGTTTGAATATCTTTGCTAAATTTAGTCTGGCTTGTATCAACAATGACTCTCATATCACAAGGCTCATAGTTAGGCTCGAATTCAGTCGTGTTCTTTTTATGAACGCTATGATTTCCTACTACTCCACTAACGAAATGATTTTTTTTACAATCTGCGCCCCACTTACAGGCTCCCCCCTTCCAAAATCCATAACATAGATTCTTGTCATGGATATAATTACACGGATTTCGAGAACACTTGTGGTTCATAAAATCGCGACATACTTTGTCCATAATAAACAATATCTTGATTTCTTTATATTATTTATACTACTTAAAAGAATCTGACTATTATTCATAAACAACTAAAATGAACAACACCAAAATAGAAACAGCAATCCTCGAAGAATGGAAAAAAGACGATACATTCAAGAAACAATTGGAAAAGAATAAGGAAAATCCAACGAAAGTATTTTATGATGGGCCCCCCTTTTGTACTGGAAATCCCCATTATGGTCATATAGTCGCTAGTACAATCAAAGACATATTCCCCCGTTATTGGGCGATGACCGGATATAATGTCCCCCGAAGATGGGGATGGGATTGTATTGCGGAAGGGACTGTCATTAATTTGGAGAATGAAACCGGCATATTTATTGAAGACCTCTTCGAATATTCCGGTTCAGTTGAAACATTCTCAATCTCAGATAAAACGATTACCAATCGCCCATCATCGAATTTCATTTGTAAGGGGGACCGCGAATGTATTGAGCTCTTTTTTGATAATAATACATCACTCATCTGTACTCCGGACCATCGTTTATATACGGACTATGGTTGGATGAAAGCGGGGGAAATTGAAGATGAGATACTGTATGCGACCCCCGTAAATCCGGTTCCATATTATTATATGAATTCATATAATTGGACAATTCAGACGAACGCATTCGTGTTATCATGTAGCAGTTTGGACAATAAAATGAATTGCTTAGCATATTTCCGTTTATTCGGATATGTTTGTGGAAATGGATTCGCAAATAATAATAAAATTTATGTATTATTCCGAGAAGTTTCTAAATTATTTTTGAGAGATATTTCCCTATTTACAAATGATAAACCGCTTATAAGATACGAACCTACTTTTTCAAAATATATGGTAGAAATCCCAGATGTTCTAACCGCATCATTTATTCAAATGGGACTTGATAAAATTATTCCGGCGGTTGTATCGAACGTGGAAACCCCTCTATTTTTGAGATACGAATTTTTTGCGGGATTTTTTTCGGGAATGTATTCAAATTTCAATGAAAATCACGTGGATGTCGTCAATAATATATTACATGGCGTTTGTGATTCATCCCTATTTCTGAATAGAAACAAAGAGTCCTCCTATTTGAGCAATTTTCGCCTGTTGATTGGATACCGATATGAGGTGAAATCCCATGTTGCACAACGTACCAGATTAGTTCACAAAGAGAGCGTCGGATTACGACGTGTGTATGATATATCTGTCGAACAGACCTACAATTTTATCGCGAATGGAATTGTAGTTCATAACTGCCACGGTCTCCCAATTGAGTTTGAAATCGAGAAGAAGCTCGGTATAAAAACAAAAGAGGAAATCCTGAAATTTGGAATCGCCAATTATAATGAGGAGTGTCGAAAGATTGTTATGAAATGCGCGTCCGACTGGAAATATACTATTGACCGTGTAGGTCGATGGGTAGATATGGAGAATGATTATAAGACGATGGACCTCGATTTTATGAACAAGGTTTGGACCGTATTCGCAAAATTATGGGCACTCGGGCTCGTATATGAGGGTGTGAAAGTCATGCCATACAGTTGTGGTTGCGCAACTCCTCTCTCCAACTTTGAGGCGAAGTCGAACTACAAGAGCGTTCGGGACCCCTCGGTGGTCCTCCGGTTCAAAGTATGGGGCTCCCGATTACCGACGTCTCTCCTCGTTTGGACCACGACGCCATGGACTCTCCCCTGTAATATGGCGGTCTGTGTAAATCCTGACTTGGATTATGGAGTGTATGAGCGAGATGGAGAGTTAGTTATAATATTAGTTGAACTCGCAGGAAAGTTCGAGATTGATGGAGAGCCCGTTAATATTATTCAAGGTAGCAATTTGGTAGGGACCGAATACGTCCCACCATTCCCAGATATCATTATGGGACACGAGTTTCGCGTGGTTGCTGACCGATTCGTGGATAATTCATCGGGAACAGGTATTGTTCATTTGGCCCCCGCCTTCGGAGAGGATGATTATCGCGTCTGTTTGGAGAATGCGGTCATTGAGAAGACTCGATTACCGATGTGTCCTTTTAATGCGAATGGCTATTTTATGAATGAGGTCCCCTTTTTGAGTGGTGTCTATTTCAAGGATGCGGATAAGATTGTTTTAAAGCGACTGGAGTCCATCATTTTTCGCCTTACATACGAGAATCATGACTATCCATACTGTTGGAGGAGCGACACACCACTTATGTATCGAATCGTCCCATGTATTTTTATCAATGTTGAGAAGATTCGCGATAAGATAGTTTCCGTCAATGAGGCGGATACGAATTGGATGCCCAACCATATAAAGGATGGGCGCTTCGGGATGTGGTTGAAGGAAGCACGCGATTGGTGTGTTAGCCGGAACCGCTATTGGGGGACGCCGATTCCCCTCTGGAAGTCCGATGACGGCGACATCATTTGTATAGGGTCCGTAGAAGAATTACAATGGGAGTGCGAAGCTCCAATAACGGATATTCATCGCCATCACGTGGATGGGATTGAGATTCGCCGGAATGGGAAAGTGTATCGCCGGATTGAGGAAGTGTTCGACTGCTGGTTCGAGAGTGGAAGCGTCCCTTTTATTAACGAGAAATACCCCGCCGATTTTATTGCGGAGGGTCTTGACCAAACGCGGGGCTGGTTTTATACGTTGATGGTCTTGGGGGTCGCTCTGACTGGGAAGAGTCCGTATAATAATGTTATTGTGAATGGGCTGGTGTTAGCGGAAGACGGTGAGAAAATGAGCAAATCCAAGAAGAACTTCGAGGACCCAAATGTTATTATTGATAGACATGGTGCGGATGCGTTGCGCCTTTATTTAATAAGTAATGGCGTTGTTAGGGGAGAATCGATGAAATTCAAGGAGGATGGAATCAAGCTGATTACGCAGAGCCTTCACATCTATTCACATAACACGCTCATTTTTCTGAAACAGATGATTCCTTTATATGCGCAGAAATACGGTGAGAAGTTCCATTTTTTCGAGGGAGTCCCACACACATCGAATCTGATGGACCTGATGCTTCTGAAATATTTGAGCGATTTCATTGTGTCGATTCATCACGAGATGGAGGCCTACAATTTGTTTCCGATTGTTCGCAATATGGTCGGGTTCATTAATCAGTTGAGCAAGACATACTTGAACATGAACAAGATGCGGTTGAAGTCGATGATTACGCAGATTGATGCGTTGGAGAGCTTGAATGTGCTGTTTTATGTATTTCGGATTTATTCGCTGATGATTGCTCCATTCGCTCCATTTATGGCCGAATATTTTTGGAAGGAGTTGTCCCTTTTGAAGTGTGGTGTTATCGGAAATGAATATAAATTTGAGTCAGTCCATTTGGAGACATTACCGCGGAAGCTGGATATTGCTTCTACTTATTTGGGACAAGAAGGTTTCGAGTTTATCGAGACCTTAATAGAAGCTCGTGGAGAACTCCGTAGTAAAGTTTTAAAAAGCGCGAAGAAGCCCGTTTGTAAGCAGACGATATATGTTAAAAATTGGCGATTAGTCCCCATTATTGAGGAATTACAAGACATTTTTCAAAAAGAATTTAATGTATTAGTGATTGATATGACGTGCGAGTATTTGTCAATGATAAAATATGGATATGAGATTGTTATAGCGAATTTTGGGAAACGGTTCAAAGAAGGAGCGAAAGAGATGAAAAAGAAGATTGCGGAGTATATGACTGATGAGAATTTTGAGCTTTATATTCGCGACCGAAGTTTTTTTATTGAAGGAGCTCGTTTTGGAGAAGATGATGTCCGGATTGTTGCGAAAGTAAATGAGGCTAAAGTTAAGGAGGGAGAATATGTCCAATTTTATGAAGCTAGTGGAATAATCATTGTTAGCGACTTGACATGGAATGAAGAGTTAGAGGGGATTTATTGGATGAAGATGATAACTCGTCATATTATGAACTTCAGAAAAGAGAAGGAACTTGTCCCAATAGATAGAGTAGTTATAATATATAAGAATTTAGGAAAAGCTGAACTGGTTGAGAATAAAGAGGAGGAAATGGTGGATTTATTAGGGGCTAAATTGTGTAAAGTTTACGATGGTGCGATTGGTGGATTCATTGGGGCGACTACATTTGAAGATGATGGAGGCCATTACGAGTTTAAATTATATTTTTCATAAAATTTGATGATTAGTGATTATTTAACTTTTTAGAAAAAAAAGTTAAATTTTGATACTAAATACTTACTGAACTGAAACACGAACTGTAAAAACTTTTGAATTAAATATTGATAAATTATTTGAATATGTTTTTGATACATTGTATTCAAAACAATTCGTGGTTGAACTTATTCTATTAGAAATTCCATAATCAGTCATAAATATTCCACGATGAAATAAAAAATCTGGAATTGGGGGGATATGATGTCTATTCATAATATGATTCTCCATTAATAATTTTATGCTCATAATAATTTCTGGTCGAGTATTATGATTTTCAATTAATATAGCATCAGAAGACTCTAAATTACTATCATAATAAAAGGAACCATCCGATTTTACAACAACCGTTCTTTCAGATGTAATTTCTTTGACAACCGTATTTAATTGTGTATATAATTCATTATATTCTGGAGAACCTTTTTTTGTTAATATTAAATTTTGTGCAAGTTCGACAAAATTTGTATTTTCAAGAAGTTTATCAACTATTTCTTTTCCACAAAGATATTTATTGTTATCTTCAATATCCATTATTTTAATAATATATAATATTTTAATTTCGAAAAAAATAAATAAATTTAGTATATTTTCACGACAACCACCCGTCGTCTCCCGCTTTTGAGAAGAGACACTTTATGTAATTCATCCGCCGTAAAAAATAATAGCATTCCTCTTCGTGGGTATATCGTTCGATTGTAAAAATGGAACTCACCCCCTATAAAATCTTCGCGATAGGTATCTAAATATATAATGATTGTATATCGAACCGGTTTGTTTGTATATAATCCGTAAATATATTTATCGTCCATATGAACAATCTGGATACTGTGTATTTTTTGTAAATCGGATATTTTATGTTTTATAAGTTTCTTATTATCGTAGTGCCATTTCATTTCGTATCTGTCGGCGGCCGTATTATTTCTGTAAATGACCTCGTAATTGTTATAATTGTCCAACTGTGGAATATTGAGCTTGTGTTTATTTTCTTTGAAAAAATCAGAAAGATTTTCTGGGTTTTTCTCAATAAGGGATTCCAAACCACTGAAAAATTCGGTGGATTCTATATTTGTAATATATGGTTCAATTTGTTGAATTATTGTTTTACGGTGATTTAGAAGAATTTCGTCGTATTTTGATATTGATGTCGATGTAATTCTCAATGTCATTTATTTATTTATAATATACAATAAAATAAAATCAATTTTATTCTTATAATAAGATAATGACCAATTTTATTATATTTCCACATCAATTATTCGAAGATATAACATTATTAAAAAAATACAAAAAAGTATATTTAATTGAACATCCCGCATTTTTTGGATATAGAGAAAAGAAGCTCATATTCAATAAAAAGAAGCTCATTCTTCATTTGGCATCGATGATGAATTACTGTGATTATCTCACAAAATCATTGAACAAATCGATAAACCATATAAAAATTGCGTCTATCCCAGAGAAGAATCGGGGAGGATACGATTTTGTAAAAGATATTGATGGTGATATCACTTTTTACAACCCAGTCGACCATTTCCTATTAAATCAAATAGAGACACATTGTAAGAAAAATAAAAGGGCATTTGAGGTCGTGGAAACCCCAAATTTTATTACATCAGATGCCGAATTACGCGAATATTATACGTCAGTAAAAAAGATGAAAAAACCTTTTTTTCAAACGAGCTTCTATAAGTGGCAGAGGAACCGCCTACATATTCTACCGGACAGTAAATTATCGTATGATGGGGAAAATCGCAAACCGATTCCGAAAGGGACAAAGATTCCTGAGGTTGTTTTCCCCAAGGAGACGGACTATATTAAAAGGGCGGTTGCGATAGTTGAGAAGGAATTCCCGCGTAATTATGGGACATGTTCCGGCTTTTGGTGTCCCATTACATTCGCCGATGCTAAAAAGTGGTTGGACACCTTTATAAATGAGCGATTGAAGAATTTTGGGACCTATGAGGACGCCATTGTGGAGCCGGACCCCAAATACAAAAATGCTTTCCTTTTTCACTCGGGTATAAGCTCATCGCTGAATATTGGGCTACTCGACCCGAAATATGTTGTCCAGAGGATTTTAGAAAAAGGTAAGGGGGTCGCCATTAATAATATAGAGGGGTTTATCAGGCAGGTCATCGGTTGGCGTGAGTTTAGTCGCTATACTTACATTCATATCTATAAAGAAATGACAACAACGAACTATTTCAAGGCGGAAAACAGGTTGAACAGGCGCTTTTATGATGGGACCGTCGGTTTATCTATATTGGACGCAACGATTAAAAAGGCGTTCGATACTGGATATCTCCATCATATCGAGAGGCTTATGATTATTGGAAATTTGATGAATTTGATGGAGATACATCCGGACGATATTTATGCTTGGTTCATGGAATTTGCGGTTGATTCATATGATTGGGTCATGATAAATAATGTCTATTCAATGGCCCTGTATTCTGATGGGGGGCTAACAACTACGAAAGCGTATATTTCTTCATCAAATTACGAGATGGTTCGGAAGAGCAATTATAAAAAGGGGGAATGGTGCGATATATGGGATTCGCTTTATTGGTGTTTCATTGAGAAACACGCGTCCAAAATGAAGAAGATGGGTCGTTTTGGAGGGATACAGGTTTCTTTTTTTGAAAGAAAGAAAGCCGATGATGTTAGAAAAATAAAGGAGACTTATAAAAAATTTATAGCGGACGTTTTTCATTTATAACATAATTATTTTTTATCCTAAAATAGCGAAGTAGTTTTTACTCCAAACAGCTCAAAACAGATGCGCCGGACCATTTTCGATTTCTTTTGTAAAGGTGGATGTAATTGAGAAATTCCGCGATTGAAGTTGAAGTCATGTTTCCGCGTTTAATTTCGTGGACATTGCTATCTTCATCTTTGTAATTGTAAATCTTGTGTCTCGGATTTTTCGTTATTTTGATGAGAAGTTTCTCAATCTCATCACAAGTCCCTCCGTAATACATCAAATTTACTAATCGAATAGTATCCACTTCTTCATCGTGTTGAACCACTTTTGTGATTCTTCCCTCTCGGTCTCGAACATACATCCGCCCAAATTTGGGGATGGATGGCTTGTAAATTCCATTCTTTTTTCTGAAAGCAATCGACGACTTGATGCGACGACATATTGTTTTCCTCTCATCTTCCGCATCAATAATCCCACAGACAATCTTCTTGAAATGTAGTGGGATAGATGAAACTAATTCTTCATTAACAATGTGAATTGTATTACGATTCACATTACAGCAATTGATGAAATGCGAGCAAAAACCTTGGAAGTCGCGTGTAATGCGGTCTGTATGTGAAAAAATGAAATGAGTGTCCTTGTTTTCAAGTAGAGCATTCATAAGACGGGTTTGTTTTATGATATCCTTTCCAGAACGCGTTTCCCTGATAACAGATACCACATTGAAACCATTATCCTTCGCATATTTTCTTGCCTTTTGAACTTGGTCATCAAGACTGTGCTTCATTTTGTCGCTCTCACGAGCGTAAATAACTGCTCCACTTCCGACTGACATTTTCAAAGAAGATAATCTGCTTAAAATATCATCTTCTGATTTTCTTGAAGTTTGTTTTTTGATTGATACTTTGACCATTTTAGATATGTTATATATTTAATTTTTATAATTTTAAAAATTCAATTTTTCCTTGGTATTTCACTTGGAGTATTCATCATATGCGATTTTTACAATAAATAAAATATATGTGAGTGAAACAATTGAAACACGAACCATATCTTCATTCGCAAACAATTCAGATATCAGATCATTTTCATCTTCCTTGATATATTTTGAATTGACTCCATTTTGCGAAATCCATTGGATTGTCCGCATAGTTCCAGCGTAAGCTGAACCACTATCAGATAATGTAGCATATTTGTCTAATTTTCGATAAGGAGACTCGATGTCAGAATCAAACATGAACCCATTTTTAGGATCATATTGTGCGAGGTCTTCCCATATGCGCTCTACTGGAACATTTCTCTCTTCTGCGATTGCTTCAACTCCTTCATATACCTCTTTGACCATCAATCCAGTGTATGAAATCTTGCGATTCCACCTTAAACCAAATCTATGAGCCCATGTTTGTGGTTCATTTGGATATAATTCCGCCCACATTATCAGGTTGCTTCGTGGAAAATTTAGCGGTTTTCCTCCATTTACGAGTTCTTCTTGTCTTCTAAGTCCTGTTAGGCTCATTTTTATATATCATATAAATGTGCAAATAATTTTAAATCAATTTTTATATATAATGGCGCAAATACATTCTGTATGCTCGATTTAGTTCCTTATCAGTCTTACTATTATACAAATAGTGGGCCTGATATCTTTTTAGTAAAACCTCTATTATCTCAGTGCGAAATCGATGAATTTTATCATACCAGTCTCTTTCATCAACTGTTTCATCATAGTGGCCATTATCGATATCCATAACAATATCTACCAACTGGTCCGTTTTGAGATCGGATGCCCGTCTGAAATAATAATTTGACATATTATATTTATAATAAGTGCTCGTTTTTTTAAGTTAAAAAATAGTCGTTATAGTAATATATGTCAGAATCGGAATCATCTTACAAAGTCTTATCTTTCGACGTCGGTATAAAGAATCTCGCCTACTGTAAAATCGAATTCTCAAAAGAGACGAAAACAATCATTCGAATAGAGGAGTGGGAACTCATCAATTTGAAGTCGGACCCTTGGATTCCAGATCACAATGAGAAGCGCTGTATGGCCGAAGTCCGAAGTGGCGCTGTTTGCGGAAATTGCTCGAACTCGTGGATAATAAAAGACGGTGCCAGAAAAGAGCTCTGTCGTATTCATTCTAAGAATTGTGATAAGACAACCGCAGAATATTTCCCGTATGAGTTGCGCGATTTGAATTGTGCCTGCGGTGAGAAATCCCGAAAATTCCATACGAAAATAAGTGAATCAATGATTCGTATATTCGGCTATTGTAATAAATGTGCGAAGAAGACGACCGAGCAACTGACAAAAATATGCGATTATATGAAGAGCGATGACACGAAGTTATATACGAACCTGTATGATGGCCTGAATGCGATTAAGATTGAGGATGTGAATGAGGTCGTCATTGAGAACCAACCGGCCTTGAAGAACCCGCGAATGAAATCTATCCAGATGTTCATTTATAGCTTTTTCTTTATCGGGGGTAAAAATGGGCGTTTATGTGATTTGAATCAGGTCGCCTTCTTCTCCGCCACGAAAAAGCTCAATCCGACGAGAATCGTAGAAGATATTTTGAAGAAGAATAAGAAGATTACGAATGAAGAACCGGTTTCTGATCAAAAAGAGGAACCACTGTCCGAATATAAAGCATATAAAAAGAGAAAGAATGATTCTATTTTTATTGTGAGTTGCGTATTAGATGAGATGGATGAATGGAAGCGGTTCTTTTTGTCTCATCCGAAGAAGGATGATTTAGCGGACTCATTGCTCCAAGGAATCGCCCAATATTGTAAGCAGTAGGTGAAGTGTTTAATTCTTTATTTTACTTTTTGAGCTTATTCCCCAACCAACCATCTTCTTGATTCTTTCGATTTCTTCCATATCTTCTTCTGGAAGCATCATTTCTCCATCAAGAATTCTTTTGAGGCCCCTTTTCGTAATTTTCTTCTCGCTTAACCACTGGCTACCGAGAATAATCGCTAATTTTGCGTCCTCTTCCGCCTTTTTGCGGGTGTTCGACTCCATATAATCGAATTGGTCGGCCCATCCCTCAAATTTCTCACGGATAACATCATCGATATTGATTTCATCGGAGTTGTATAAATCGCATAACTGGTCGTATTTTTCGATGGCGAATTTCTCAACAAAGCTCTCAAAATCCAGCATCTTCCAGTTATTTTTACCTTTTAGCGTTTTAATAATGTTCTCTTTGATATTTACAACATTGTGATTTTCTGGGTGTTCCTCGTGGTAATGAACCATTTTAATAAATTCAGGGAGACACGTCGAAGGATGGCTTATTAGCTTCTCAATTTGGTTCGGTGTTATATAATTGAGATTTTCGTGGCCGTATGCGTTAATTTGTATATTTTGCTGATGGACACTTTGGTCCAAATGTTGATTAATTTGATAACTGTATGTATTCCCTATTTTTTTTGTAAGTTCAAGGACCTGATTCTCCAAATGGGAAATTCTCTCTTTATAGAGGGCCTCTTTTTGTTCAATGACTTCATTCTTTTTTGATAAAACACTACATTTCTTGATATGTTTATTGAGGTTGAATTTAGTGGAATACGTCTTTTTACAGTGTTCACATTCGAGTAGATTTACTCTGGTTGTTTCATCCTCATTTGGATCATTGTCTTCTTCTTTATACACACAATTGTGCTTACTTGTAATATGTCTGTCGTAATTGAATTTACGGTCGAACGTTTTTTTACATATTGAACATTTAAACATTATTATAATATTAGAATGTTTTTTTTATATCTTTGCGCATTTGCTCCTAAATTCTTACTCATTCCAACTACCATGATAATTTTAGAATATGAGCAACTACGCAAAATATGATGGTTGGGATGAAAAAACAAATATTTTTTTATGGTAGTATGGAATATTTTAAAATAATATGGAATGTTATTTGAGCAATGAAAATTAATCTATATATAGATTAATGACGATATTTTCTTTGGGGAGCGCATGTGATTTAGAGCATTTTTCAAGTTTAACTCAGGTAGGAGGTAATTCCGATTATCAACCGATTGTTCCAATGAATAATTCAGGAGGAGAATTCGGTAATAGTTCATATAATTGGAAAAGTGATTCTACTGCGACGATTGATATGACCACACGCGATAGTTCTTTATTTAATGCTGTTTCCGAGAGTGGTAATGCTGGTCATGTCAATTTTGGACCTGATGTGTGGGGATCATCTACTGATAAATATGTATCAGAAAATCCGCTCTTGAATAATAATTTAGGAGAGAGAAATGTTCAGGAAGGTAATATTATGCCAAATATGAGACCACAGTCAGCCTATATGCCTACATCGAGGACCCAATTTGTAAAAAATGAGGATGAAAATGGACGTGATTTGACTGTTGTTTCCAGAAAAAAACCGAAAACAATTGTTATCCCATTGCCCCCATTTGATAAGAAACGGATACAAGAGGACCAAAAGAATATGTGGATATTTATAATTATTGCGTTTATTCTCGTATGTGGAGGCTTGCTCTACAAGACGAAATATGCATCGTAAAAATTATTTCTTCATTCGTTCGCCCATTTTAACAAAAATATCAAGCGCTAATATAATAAAAATTCCAATGATTATTATTATGAAAACTTCTTTCATGGAATAAATTCCCGAACTCGTGGATGACATATTTCCAAAATTCTCTTGGATGTTCCGCTTTTGTAGTTGGGGCTCCTCATTTTCCATAAAATTGCGGTATCGCGCTTTTAGTTTTTGTTTATATTTTTCTGCTAAATTAAGATATTTCTTATAGAGGAAATAGTCTTCGCTTGTCATGTAATTTTCGGATGATTTGATATTTCTTTGGCGATCAATGTATTTAATATCATTTACGTTATCTTCTAAAAGGTCAAGTGCGCTATCATTATCATCGTCATCATTAACTTCAACTGGGTAAGTATAATTGCGCTTTGCTTTATCAGGAAATGAAACTTGATATGGAACAATATTGCTCTTTATTGTATTTTTGATTGGATTTCCTCCATTATAAGAAGGAAAGTATTTATCTAAATCGCTGGTTTCATTATTTACTTTGGGATATGTTCTCATATTTTCGGGAGGATTTGGTGGGACGGTTGATTGTTGAATGAGTGGTTGCTGTTGCGGTTGTTGATTTATTTTTTCAAAATATTTCGAGGAATTAAAATCACTTCCCCACGCTTCTTCTAATGAGCAGTATGTCATCTAATATTATTTAGAAAAAAATAAAAGGAATTAAATAATAAGTTTTTATACACATACATATAAATATCTTTGATATTTATATCTAGATGTTTTATTTATTTACGTCGTAAATAAATAAATCTTATACTATATAAAATGATGAAGATGGGGATGAATGAACTTCCAATACATATATTTGGAATATTAATATTTATCATTTATTGTTTGGTTATTTTACTGTATATGTCGAAGAAGTATAGATATTTTTTTATTAACCCGATTGTCCAGTTGATATTATTGATGGTTGGTATATTATTGGCTACACATTGTTGTTTTTTTGGTATGTTATATTTAGTCGCCTATTCATTGACATACTATTTATTATATAAAAAAGAGATATCAGAAGCATTTAGTGTAGTGGAAAATACATCATTTGATGAACTTCAAGTTGAAAAAGATTCATTATTAGCTGGATTGGAGAATAATGAGGACCAAGTAGATGGAGTTTGGTCATGTACTGTTTTAGGAAAGGAGATGGGATTGAATAAAGGATGATTTTCTAATAAAAAAATAATATATTTAATATTATAATGATTGAAGGACACATTATATTCAACGCGATTCTCTATTCTATCGTAATTGCTTATATTCTTTATATTAATTTTTCGGCTTATTATCAAACTGGAACTGGTTTCTTGAAAGCCCTTGTTAATTTGTTTCAGAACTGGATATTTAGAACAGTGTATTTATTAATTGTTGGATTCTTCGCTCTTGATTTGTTCCCATATGGTGGTTTTGTTTTAGCAATTTTACTAACAATCGCTTTCTTGAACACTAATATGCTTGTATACAAGAAGGATGTAGAGGAAAGTTTAACAATGCCAGCTGAGCAAGATGAAAGAAAGAGGTTGCCTTCTGATGGAACAATTCAAGGAACTTCTACTGGTGGTGCTATTCCTCCTCCTCCATCTTCTGTTGGTGTTCAACCAACACAAATTGTTCAACCTCCATCTCCTCCTTCCACAAATATTCAACAACCACCAATGAATCAACAACCCCCAATGAATCAACAACCCCCAATGAATCAACAACAAACAGTCCAACCTCCAATGAATCAACAACAAACAGTTCAACCACCCATGGGCCAACAGCCAATCAATCCACCACCAATGGGACAGCAACGAATGTAATTGACTGAGTAAGATTATATATATATTTTTATTTTATTAAAATAAAAATGAATGAAAATAGTAGGATATCATCTGTAATTGTATCCATTTTTTGTATTGGAATAATAATATTTATTTTATTTACGCAAATGGAAATAAGCACAATTAAATTAAAATTAAAAGATGCCTCACTAATACTTATATTTTTGGCTCTATTATTGTATATCAATGGTTATGAAAAAATGTTTTTATTTTTATTATTAATATTTGTTATTTTCTATTTTACTCCAAGTCAATATGTTAATAGAATAATGTCATATTTTACACAAAAGAAATCAATATTGAAAAAAGTGAGAGTTGTTGAGGATAGAGAACAAGAGCCTGAATCAGAAGAAGAGTATGAACAAGAGGAACCAGATGAAGACCAAGAGGAAGAACAAGAACAATCTGAAATTGATGATAATTATGATAATGAATCGCAAGCGAATACTGAAATAACGATTGACGATGATATTGAAAATGTAGATATACAAATAAATAAAATATCACAAAATAATAATAATGATTGATTTATTATTACAAACACTAGGAGTAAATAGAATATTTAATGGAATCTCAACAATGGCTATTCAATTTGGTGGGCGTTATGTTTCAGCAGAAATCCCATCTAATATAGAAAGAATATTCAGTCGCCCATTTTTTAGGAGATTATTTATTTTCTTCATTGCTTTTATTGCTTTTAGAGATATAAAAATCGCAATATTGGCGACTCTAATATTTATAATATTATTCAATTATTTATTAAATGATAAGAGTAAAATCTATTTAGGAAAAATATTTAGATTACAACCATTAGAAGAAATTAAAAAGGAGACCCCAATAACAGCAGTTGAATTAGAGCAATCAATAAATGTTATTCGCCGATATAATCAGAGTTTAGAACAAAAAAAAATAAACATTTCACAATTGAAATAATTTATTTTGCGTGTTATTTTAAATTCTTAAATCTTAACACTATTAATGAGTATAAAAGTATTTCAGGAAAGTGATACAGATACAATTAAATACAATGATAACATAAATATTCCTAATCAGAATATTCGAATTGTTCAATCAAATGATAATTTAAAAAGTTTGCGGTATAATAATAATAGTTCTATGAGACCAAAATTAAATGAGGATAATAATCCGAAAGAAAATATGTTATTAAATGATATAAATTTACTTGGGAACCCTAAGAAAACACGGGGGATGAGTTCATCAGAGGAAGAGACCGAAAATACATACACAACTGAATCCGAAGTTATGACTGAGGAGGATAACACATCAATGACAGGGGATGCCGACCGTCTTTTAGGAAATAATCATGAAGGAGATGACGACAGCGATGAAAATAAATTTGACCCATTTAATAATGAGGAAACTGGATCATCTGAAAGTGGAGGCAATGAAACTAGCAATGAAGGGACAAATACCGCGAGTCAGAGTGGAGAGGAAACAAACACTACCGCTTCATCAAGACGGCGCCCTCCTCAACGCCAGAAGACAATTGATGAAATTAATCAGGAAAAACAGGAAATGCTTTATCGTTTAGAGAGATTTGAACAGAATGGATTTAAGGCGAGTCGGAAGTTCAATATGACATCTAATTATGACGATATTAAATTTGAGTATGAGAGGATTAAGAAGCAGAGGGATGTAGATAAGAGCATTAAATTCCAGAGGAAGATTCTTATGGCCGTTTGTAGCGGAGTTGAGTTCTTAAACGGTAAATTCGACCCCCTTAATATCAAGCTTGATGGATGGTCCGAGTCCATTTATGAGAATTTACAGGAGTATGATGAAGTATTCGAAGACTTACACGAAAAATACAAGGAGAAAGTGAAAGTGGCGCCGGAGTTGAAGTTGCTTATGATGGTTGGTGGAAGCGCCTTTATGTTTCATTTGACGAACTCGCTGTTTAAGAGTAAAATGCCCGGTCTTGGTGATATCCTTCAACAAAATCCGGAGTTGGCGAGAAATGTCCAGCAGGCAGCAATGAACAGCATGAAGCAAAATGAGGCGAAGAGTGGGAATAATGACCCGCTGTTCGGGATGATGATGAATCAGGCGCAGGGGATGATGAATAAGAGGGCTGGAAATCCAGGACCACGAGAAATGCGTGGTCCAAGTGGTGTAGATGATATTTTAGCGATGGTGAATAACCAGAATGCTCAGAAGCCACAAGCGCAATCAAAGCAAGAGGATACTATTAGCAGTGTCTCATCACAGGAATCGACAAAGAAGCGCATTAAAATTAAAAAACCTCAGGGGAATGGAAACGGTAAATTCGTTTTGAATCTACAATAAATATATATATAAAATTATGGGAGATATTTTTATATCAATTGCGTGTTATAGAGATTCCCAAGTCATTCCAACAGTTGAAAACGCATATAAGAATGCGAAACACAAAGACCGCCTTTTTTTCGGAGTTTATGCTCAACAGGCGGATAAGGATGTGGAATTGAAATTTGATTGTCCTACGACGCAGGTTCGCCTGTTGGTTCATCCACACACGAATGCGCGGGGGCCAGTGTATGCGCGTTATATTATTTACAACAGGCTTTACAACAATGAGGAGTTCTATCTCCAAATTGACAGCCATACGCGTTTTGTTCAGGACTGGGATGAACAGCTCGTTTGTATGTTGCGGTCGCTCAGGGAGAATTGTGTGATTAGCACGTATCCCGTCGGATACAGTTTAAAAACGGACCAACTCATAAAAACTGATAAAGTGAATGTTATCAAGTTGAAAAAAATACGGAATGGGGTCCCAGTTTTTTATTCGGTTCCCGCGAAATTGGAGCGCCCTGAGAAGAACCTTTTTTGGGCGGCTGGATTTAGTTTTTGCTACGGCGCCATTTTTAAACGGGTTCCGTTTGACCCCCACTTGAAAAACATTTTTTGGGGAGAAGAATTTCTGATGGCGTTGCGATTTTATACGAGTGGGATAGAAGTTTATACGCCGAACAGAAATATAGTTTATACTCTTTGGGACCGCAACTATCGTCCGACATTTTGGGAACTGCGGAATATTGACCCGAAGAAGTTTGATGCCCACGGCCTTATTAGTTTTTTGCGCCTTTGTAAAATCGCGGGGTTTTATAATTCACGGATTGCGGAAGAGCGGGTTTTTAAGGACCTTGAAATATATGGGAGTGGGAAAGTTAGGGGGGTGGATGAATTTTTGGAAGTCAGTGGGATAAAAGAGATGACAAAGGATGTGGTCTATTCAAATTACGTTCGGGAGTTCGTTGATAAAATTTAGGTCGCTATTACTTTTATCTAAAAATTAAAAATTATTTTATTGTATTATATGGAAGGTATTATTCAATTGAAAAATATAATAGAAAAATATTTAGAAAGAGGATATAGAGATGATAAGGAAATATCGCTAACCGATTGCTATTTATTCTTTTTGTTTTTTTTACAGCGGTGTCAGTTAGTTTGTAATTTGTTGCGCCTGCTCAACGTGGAGATGAACGACTTATTTGCATTTGCGATAAAATATTGTATTATGTATGAGAATGACTTTTCAAAAGTCATCCGGAAAATGTATACTTTTAAGAAGGAGTTTGATAATGAGGAGATAATTGTAGAGATTCTGAAATTTATTAAATCGACGGAAGTTGTTCAAGAGAAATCGACAAAGTTGGTGGGGAAATTTGTGGCGGAACATAAAACGCGACTGAAAGGAATATTGAACAAGTTCGGTTCAATAAAAGGGATGATGGACCAATATGACCAGAGTTTAATAAATGATAGCGACGTGTTTTCTTGTATTGAGGACAATCTGGTTATTCAAACGAAAAAGGATAAAGTTAGTCGGGAGATTGTTATGATTGAAGAGGAGTGGCGTATGTTTGATAAAAATGGGAATATACTTTATTCGATATTGCGGGAGTGGTATAAAATATAATATTGTTTATAATTATGGAAGTAGAAATGGAAACAACAAGAGTTGAAGGACGTGATTTAGTAAAAAATTGTGTTTATAATATTTATCAAAAAGATAAAGAAGAAAAATATTATAATTGTGGAGTATGGTTAATTATATCTGATAATAATAGAAATAATCAAAATATACTATTAAGAAGTGTAGGAAAAAAAAAAATACAGACATGGAGAACAAATAATTCTGAAATATATGGAGAAACACCAATTAAGTTAACTTATACTAATTTAACTGATGCTGTTTTAGATGGAGCTGATTTAACTCATGCTAATTTAAATCATTCGAATTTAACTCGTGCTGATTTAACTGGTGCTGTTTTAAATAGTACTCGTTTGATTAATGCTGATTTAACGAATGCTACGTTAATTCGTGCTGATTTAACTAGTGCGATTTTAAATTGCTCTAATTTAACTGGTGCTAAGTTAAATAATGCTACGTTAACTGATGCCAATTTAAGTCTTGCTAAGTTAATTAATGCTGATTTAACTGGTGCTACGTTAATTCGCACTGATTTAACTCGTGCTGATTTAACTGGTGCTAATTTAACTGATTCTGATTTAACTGGTGCTATTATATTTCGAAATCAATTATCAGACCTACAAATAACACAAATTCGAATACAACCAAATTATATAGAAGTACGACGCCCAATACGAGCACAAGAATATTTTAATATTAGCAAAGAATTATCAAATGGAAACAGAATTTCAATAAAAACTGGAACTAAATTAAATAATTCTAATATTAGAACACAACACAGAATAAGTTTCAAAAGATTATTAGATTTTCTTTTACAAGAAGAAAATCAAGCAAAAATTTCAAGAAGAATCAGAATTGGTGGAGAAGAAGGAATTGATGCTGGTGGTATTACACTTATAATTTTTCAAAAGTGTTATGAAGCATTTATGGAAAGATATTTTTATCCATATGAAGAAGAAGATAATAGTAATTATGTCGTTCTTAAAGATTTAACTGATGAAGAATTTGAAGAATTTGAAAAAGCATGTGCGTTTATGATTTTATTAGCTAAAAAAGTCAAAGATCAGTTAAGACAACCATTTCAAATATTAATACCAATAAATTTTCTTTTATTTCAAGTTTTAATATTTGAAGGAAATCCAGAAACTTTTTTTGAATTAGGAAACAAAAATAAATTTTTTGGTAAAAGAGAAAATGGAAGTTATTCAAATCAACATAAATTAAATAACCCATATAATTATATTGCTATAAATAGTATTAATAATAATCAAAATAATAATAATCAAAATAATAATAATCAAAATAAAGTATCAAAATTAAATGATTTCTCAGAAAATGAACAAAAAAAGTTAATGTTTTTAATGTTATTAAAACAAAATCATATACACAAAAGAAAACAATATGAAACAATGAAAAAATTTATTGATGAAATTTTTAAACCGAACAAAGATATGTTTACTACCTCTATTGATTATAGTTATAAAGCGTTTATAAAAAGATTGAATTTTAATTATGAATCGCATAATCGAAATTTAAAATCATTTAAATCTTTAGAAATCGCAAGTAATCCACTTATAAAATTATTATTAGAATATATTAAAGTATCTGATGAATATCGAATGGTAATGACTGCTTATGTTTGTGGTTCTTTTTGTTATACAGGAGATATAAAAATATCTATTTTTACAAATCCTTCAAAATTTCCATTTCAATCACACACATGTTTTAAAGTCTTAGATGTTTTTATTAGACCATTATATCCAAGAGCATTCAAATTGTTAAAAGAAAATAATCCAAATAATATTAATAATAATAATCTTCAACGATTACAGGAAGGACATTATGAAGAAAAATATCCAAATAATAGTAATTATTCAATTAAAAAATTATATAATATATTCTTAGATAGATCAACTCAAATCGCTTAATAAAAAAAACTAAACTTATTTTTCCTCATCTCCACCGCTAACCGCGACATCCCCGATTTGTGTGATGGAATGAACTCCTCTGCTCCAAGTATAAAATAAAAATCACGCAAACATTCATAAACTTGTTTGTATTTATCCTTGGACCCGTAATGTAGATTACCAATATTTGCGGGTGGGACCGTATTTTGAACAATGGTTATGTCCGCGGGAAGTTCAGATGCGATGAGGTTTCTTGCGGTCGAATCATCAGTCGCCAAATAAAACGTCTTTATTCCCGTTTTATTTATTGTTTCCCTGATTTTGTCGATGAACTCATTGATGTCATGTTTCATGTCTGTATTTCTGAAATGACCGGCGATGTATTTTTCTGTGATTTTGTTTTCTTTATCTAAATCATCTCTTATTTGTTGAACGACTTTTATAGTTTTCATTTGGAGGTTTCCGTTGGCTCCTCCGTAAATTATAACATCGTCGTGAGTATTCCAATCAACGATCGATATGTTTCGCTCCGCAATGAAATATTGGCCGTTTATATATTTTGCGGGGGCTTTTCTTATTTCATCGCCAACTGGACATTCATCATCGTAATTATCAGAGTAATTAAGAGATGCGTCATCAATGAAAAAAATGCGACTGAAATCCATCATAAAAGCACTGTGATTCGCGCAATCAATGATGAGTTTCCGATTCGTATCCTTCGCCTTTTGAATACAGAACTGGATTCCTTTTAGCATATGGACGAGACCGCCACTTGCTTTGTAAATAATATATTTGGACATATTATTTAAAATGTTATTATAATTCACAAAAACCCTAATTATTTATAAAATTTTTATTGTTAAAAACGTTCGTTTTCGGAATGAAGTCGTTAATTGCGCGAAATTTCTGGTCCTGTATTTGCTTCTTCTTGCTTTCCTTTGGTTCCCCCTTGAAATGAATCGTAAAATTATCATCATTTGCGGGGGAGTCCGTCGTCCCCATATTTAAGTTGATTATTTTTTTAGCGGTTGGTTTACGGTTTGAGAAAACTCCTAAACTTTCCCCTGTGTGTGGCGTTTTCATATCGAATAGTGTTGGTGAATTCTTGGGCTTGTTTTCAATTGCCAACATATTGAGAGTCCCACGGTCGTTCTCGATATGAAGCATCGATTCAAAGTCAGTTTTCCCCCATATTATTTGGAGACAATTTGGGTAATAGTATTTTATATTAAAACCGTTTTGTTTTAGTCGAAAGATAACGTATTGAATACAGTTCGCAAAATTATATGTAGGCTTTCCAACAATGAAATCGGGAACAATAAAAATACTAAATGGTTCATCTCTTAATACTGATGTCTGTATGCGATGAAAACACATTTCCAGAACATCCTCATATATTTTTAGACGGCCCTTCTCCCTTTCATGGATAAACTTTTTTATTTCATTAACATTATACATAATTTTATGATTTATTTTTTTTTCGTAATTCCATCGAAAAAAAAGTGATATACAATTTAATGAAAATACCAAAAATTAGAAAATTAATTTTATCCGGAGGTGGAATAAAAGGGATTGCCATTGCTTCAGCTCTGGAAACACTTGACGACAAAATCCAGCTCTTTTCAACAGTCCGAGAAATAATAGGATCGTCAATTGGAGCATATATCGCATTTTTTATCTGTATAGGTGTTAGTTTAAGAAAGATTCGAGTCATCTTCGAAAATATCCGTTTAGATCAGTTTCAAGAATTCGATATGAAAATGTTTATATCTAAATTTGGATTCGATGAAGGAAGCAAAATGATGAAATTTGTTAAGGCTATTATTCAAACACAGGGAGTAGACCCCGAGATTACATTCCGACAATTGAAGAAAATATCAAAATATCGATTAATTATAACAGCTAGTAATATTTCGCGGTCAGCCCCGAAGTATTTCTCTGCGAAAGAAACCCCAGATTTTCCTATTCTGACCGCCCTTCGTATTTCGGGAGGTTATCCATTCGCATTTACCCCAGTTGAAATTGATGGTGAACTCTTCTCGGATGGGGCCATTATTTCTCCAATCGCCGCGAATGTTATAACTAAAAAGAATCGAAACAGAACACTTGCGATTCTTTGTAGTCGCCCAACAAGTCAAAATAATATAGAATCAATATATCAATATATTCTTAATGTAATATATTGTATTGTAGATAGTTTAACTGAGCAACTCGCTAAACAATTAAAGCATAAAGTCATTATTCAATCAACGGTCCCATCAATGAAATTTAATATAACTGAGGAAGAATGCGCGTTATTAGAAAAGACTGGGGAAGATAGCGCAACTGAATGGCTATCTAATTATGCGTTCTCAGAAAAATATGAATCAATCGCTTCTGCGGTTCTTGGTCCATCATAATCGACATATTTATTGGCTTTGGGATTATTGTATAATCGAATAGTCGGGAATCCTTGAACTCCGGCCTTCGAAGCAAACTCCTTATGGTCATCACAATTAATCATAACAACATTCTTATCAGGAACTTTCATATATTTCTTTCTGAGTTGCTCATAGTCTGGTTTCATTGATTTACAATGTCCGCACCACGGCGCATAAAATAGAACCATCGTCGGTTTTGTAGAGGAGAACACTGTTTTGGGGTCATCATCGCCGGAATCATTTGTTGAAGCGGGGGTTTCCATAAGAGCATCATAATTATCGAAGCTTTCTTGGTTATTCATTTTGCTAAAACGACTGGGATAAAAAACTGCCATAATAATTACTGCTACAATAAATACGCCTAAAACAACCCATAAAGCAATCTGGATTTTATTGTCGGAAGAACATCCGGATGCTATTTTCTTTGAGGCCTTCGCAAGATTAACCTTAACTTTCATATTATATAAAATAAAAAATATTTAGTTATTTCATTCAAAAATTGTCTTATATTCTTTCTGGCTTGGATTTGTATAGTGTCGGATAGTCGGAAATTTAGTAATTCCTAAATTTGGATTATCATCACAATTAATTATGGCGATTCTAATTTTGTCATTATTTTTATACTTTTCTCTTAACATTTGATAATCAGGTAAAAATTCATGACAAGAACCACATTTTGAGCCATAAAATAATACGACAGTTGGAATTGTGGAATTTAACGCTGAAATATCATCAAATTTAATATTATTATTTTCAGTAAGATTTTCATAAGTATTCTGTCCGATTTTATTTGCTTGGCTTAAATAGATTATAATTAAAATAAGTAATATTCCCAATACAACTAATAAAACTGTGTAAATGTCGTTTGAACAATCTGACGCATGCGCATTTGAAATATTAATTTTTGCTTTCATATTATATAAAATAAAATATTATAGATATTATATTATGAATGAACTCGCGCAATTTATAATAAGTGGGCTAAAATCAATTCACGATATTACAAACAATATCGATTTTAAGAAAACGACCGAAGATTATGTTTGGGCTCAACTCAAAATAAAAATGAATGATAAAATTAAAACCGACGAAAATTTCTTCAGTTTCCTCCAAAAGAATGATAAACATCTCAAAAAATTAAGAGTGTTCTGCGTTGTCCCCGCAAAGGAACAAACCTTAAAAGAACATATCTCCCATCATTTCAGGAATATTAACACTAAATATGACGGAGATAAGTTGTTCTACTTCTATTTTCAAATTGTCATGGTTGAACAGTATCTAAATTCATACGGGAATGACCTAAAACGTCAAGACCTTAAAATACGATTAGAGAATCTACTGAAAAATGATTGCATTCGGGAGCAACTTGAACACAAAGGATGTTTAAGCAGAAATCACCACAAAATTGATGTAATTGTGATGAGCGATTTAAAGAAGAATGTTAGCGATATGTGTAATCAAGAGACTGCTAATCTTGATACGTGTATTCGTCGATATCTCTATAAGAAACTAGAATAATTGTGAACTTGGATTTAGTTCCAGTCATCAGAGAGAAACATATATTTTCATAATTATTCGCAATGTCAATAAGAACTAATTTTCCATCAATAAGTGTTGCGATTCCATCAATGTTCTCACGATATTCTGTATCGCGAGGAATAAAACACGTCGCGAATCTGTTCAAATTATGAATAGATAAATAATCGACTTGATAAACACCTTCAAATCGAATTGTTTTTGGAATGTCATATAATTCAAATAAACGCGTAAAACTTATTTCAGTATTTAGGCTTTTCGTTTCTTTTCCTTCCGCATTATCTTTTATTATTTTCAAATAGATTTGATATTTAAGGAATGTTTGGTTTATCTTTTCATATAAATTTCGCTGAGATTCATCATATACATCGCGATTATCAACCAATATATACTCTTCTATATCTTCATTTTTATAGAAATATTCAGCAATAGAATGTATTCCTGTATCCATTTCTTCCTCCATGTTATTATAATATAAACCATAGATTTTATATTCAATTTTTATAGAAATAATATAGTTCCTAACTTTATTCCGAGAGTAATCCCAATACCGCCAACGATTGATGAAATAAATACAATCTTAGAAATTTTCATATAATTTACTTTATTATTTTTTGTAGTTTTGTGTAATTTTTTTGGATATGATATCGGACGTTCTTGTTGTCTTTTTATAGGATAATCTTTTTGATAGTTATGGAATTGTTTAATTGGTGAATTTTGTTTTGGAGATTTATACGCAGTTTTTACTGAAGAATCAATGTGGGGAAGTTCTTCTTTTAAATGTTTAATTGGTGAATTTTGCGTTGGGGATTCATATGTTTTTTTTATAGGAGAATCTTTTTTTAGTGGGGGGTCCGTTTTTCTAACAATTGGCTTATTTGCGCTACTATCAACAATATCAGATTGTTTTATTCGAAGACTATTACTAATTTTGTCTGATAACTCTTGTGATATTACTAATTTTCCCATTATTTTATAATTTAAGAATATAAAAATATTTTATGATAGAAGAATAATCATGAACCAAATAAAAATAAATGTTGTAAATTCAAATATTGACATATTTAAAAAAAATGAGAAATATGTAATAACTCTTCCAAAATATTTAAATAGTGGGACATATGGTTATGTATTTACAACTAATTATAAAAATTTTTGTGTAAAAATATTATCATTGAATCCACATTATGACAATACAAATGAATTAGTAGATTATGATGAAATTGATGTAATTGATAAAATAATAACATCTGGAAAATCATTTGAAGTTGTTAATTCAGAGTATTGTTATGGTAAAATTATATATTATAATGGAGACATTGATATTAAGTCATCAACCTATATAACTATTAATAAAATTACGAATAAAATTCCTCGTCAAAGTTATGTAGATCATAATAATAAAGTTAAAAATTTTATTATATATGAAGAGAATTATGTCATCATAATGCCCCGTTATTTCGATATTCGAAGCATAAAAATAAAAACAGAAGATATTTGTAAGAAAGTAATTAAATCTGTTGATGAATTATTGAGTATTGGTTTGATAAATATTGACATAAAACGCGCAAATTATATGGTTGATATAAATAATAATATAAAAATGATTGATATGGGGATGATGCGTAATAAAGATAAAATGGATAAATCTTTTAAAGAAGATGGTATTTTTTATTATACTTGGCCTATCCATCGGGTTCTGAAACATAAACAATTAATACCATATATGATTTCTATTTTCATACTTGAATTAAAATATCAAAATGATGTATATGAAATAAAGAGTGATTATAATTATATATTGATGATTATTAAGAAATTTATGGAATTAGAAGATTTATCTATTATGTTCAAGGACATTATAAATAAAGCATTAACACAAGGATTGGATTATGAGATTTTTTCAAGGATGGTCTCGTTTGTATAAAATAATTTATCTGTTCATTGCTTGATGAAGGAATGATAAAATACTTTTTGGATCTCGTGGACCCATGTATTCAATCGGAGAATTTGCGCGACTATCAGAATACTGAATCGTCGGGAACCCTTGAATACCGTTAGCCTCCGCAATTTCATTGTGTTTTGAATTGTAATCGGCATTGAACGCTGCGGTCTGAATACTCGTCTTTTTATGAAGAGCCTCCGCAAGTGCTTCCCATAATTGAGTCATTTCTGGGCTGTGGCAATGAGGGCACCAATGCGCATAATAGACAGTAATCGTTGGTTTTCCATCAAGTGGGACTAGTTTGCGTTTTAGGTCGATAACTTTAAAATCTGATGGCTTTAATTCCTTAACATACTTTGATTCCCCATATATAAGTTTGTCGTCTTTTTTAGATTTTTTGGACTTTGTAGTTTTATTTGCTGGTTTTTTAGTTTCTTTTTTATCAACCATTATATTATTTATAATATAATAATTTTCTTTTTCTAAATGCTATAATTCATTACATATTCAACCGTCTCCAAAAATGAATGTGATGACGCGTATTTTTTCAGCTTATGGACTTCTTCCCCCTGAAACTCAAACCATTTTGGAATGAGATACTTCTTTTTACAAACGGCTGGTGTATGATTCATTCTCTGGCCAGTTATTTCAAGAACCTCCTTCATAAATTGCTTACACTCCTTAACTGTATCACCTTTCAAACGCATTCGCTTCATGTTCAAATAGAACTGACGATTCGCTCCGACCTGCCGGATATCTTTCGGTTTTAGCTTATATTTTTTAATGAGCTGATAAACATCATCATACTTAATATTCTTGAATAAATCCTTCTGGTTTTTAGAAAGGAATCGGTCCAATATTTTATAAAGTTGAGACTCTTTATCATCTAAGAAGCAATAATTTACTTCCTTCTTCTTCCCTAAAAATTCAATGTGTATCTTATCATCCTTTTTACGAATATGGTCCTTCGTTAGTGTAAGCGCCCCATCTGTTCCATAAAGCTTCTTATACTTCTCATGACCAATCCTGAAATTACATTCGTCCATCAAAATGATTGACGTCGTTATCTCATTACAATGCTTATAACAATAGTCAAGTAATTTATTGACTCTTTGAATCATTTGAGTAAAATTCTTGAATTTATTCCCTTCTGCTTTCTCCAAATATTTTTTAGTGTAAAAATACTGCTTCCTTCCAGCATTATCTATTACACACGCATATATTTTATCATTTAGTGGAGGATGATAGAGGATTGCTTTTGGAAACCCGAGAGCTACTTTCTGAATATTTGTTGGTAATTCCTCATCCCGAATCGGTTCCTTTTTATCATTAAAAAATTTTGACTCTTTTTTTTCTAAATTATTCAATTGGTAAAACTTCATATATTATAATATATAATAAAATATGATTGCTATTATTTTAGCAGGAGGGCTTGGCAAAAGAATGAATTCTGATTTACCTAAACCAGCTCATAAAATTGATGGGAAGTCGCTACTTCAACATGTTATCGATAAATTAGCATCATTTGACCGTTTATTTATTGTATATGGTCAGAAACGCCTTGATGATTATATTGTACCCCAGAATAACATTGTGTGGGTTCATCAAGACCCGCAGTTAGGGACTGGCCACGCAGTCCAAGTCGCATTTCGAGAAATAGAAAAATATTATGATGGAGTTCCAAACACAAAAATACTCATTTGTAATGGAGACGCACCTTTTATTAAGAGAGAGACCATCCGCAAAATAACGGGAGCCCAATTTGAAGCATCACTCTTACTTTGCGACGTCGCAAATCCGCATGGATACGGAAGAATAATATTAGAAAATCAACAATTTAATAGAATAGTTGAAGAAAAAGACTGTGATAAGAATCAAAAGAAGATAACATTAATAAATGCTGGTCTATATTGTTTGTCGTATAATCTTTTAAAAAAATATATTTACCAATTAAGCAACGAAAACGCACAAAATGAATATTATTTAACGGATATTTTTGGAATATTAGTTAAAAATGATGAATATGTAAGTAGTGTTATTATTACTGATGAAATGGAGATTTATAATATAAATACACCGGAACAATTAGAATCCGCAAATAACTACTATATGAAAATTAAATAAATAATTTTATTTCTTTTTGCTCAAAATCTTCATAAGTGATTGGCGTTGTTGAGCTAAATTTTGAGGACGATTTTGTTTAATTATGATTTCTGTATTATTATTTTTTTTTACTGATTCATTATTTGTATCAGTAAATTCTCGAAATGTTTTAATTTCAATTGGAACATGCGGTAATTGATTTATTCCAGATTGAATTTGTTGAAATTTTAGAAATTGCTGAAATTGATCCATAATTTGTGGGTTCATTATATTTTGAACTGTATTTAATTTTGTATCTAATTTTTCTTCTTGTTGTTTTTTTAATAAAATTAATTTTTTCTTTGATTCTTCTTGAAGACGTTTATTACGATCTTTATCTAGTTGTTCTCTTTCTTTTCTTTCTTTTTCCAATTTTTCATTCATAAACATTTTAGCTAAATGTGGTTGTTTTTTGAAAATACTCTTCATTTTCTTTTCATGTTCAATATTTATCTTTGAACTTATGATACTATCAATTTCTGTATTTATTTCTTGTTTTTCATTTTCATTTTCATTATCATTTTCATTAAATTCAATATCTTCATTTGATTTATATAATTGTCTCCACATTACTTTATAATGAATTCTATACTGACTACGAATAAATCTAAATTCTTTATATTTATATACAGCTTTCTTTCTTTTATTTTTCTCAGGAGTTTTTGTATAAATAAAATCATCAATCATATTATCAGGAATATGATAATCACTATATTTTTCTGGAATAAATGATTCTAAAAATGCATTCCACATTAAATTCAATACAATATTTCTATCAATATCACCTAATTTATTTGGAGGCCACCAAGATGTATTATTCACATCAATAATATATATTTTTCCATCTTCGTAAGAGCGTAAAACATCTATTTCTCCTAACTCTAATCCAATATATCGACAATAAGTAATTATTTTATTACATTCTTGTTCAGTAAGATATTTAAGTGGACTAACAATTTGAATTGAACGATTTTTAGATGTAAATCGAAGTCCTCTATTTCTTGTTTTAAAAAGAACACATGGTATAATTCCACCAACAATTGGAATACGCAATTCATATAAAGTATTTGGGTCCTTCTTATCAGTATAATCAATTATTTTTTGGTAAGAATGGTCCTTAAATATATCATTCGCTTCAATAGGACATTTCAAGAAAAAACATGACTTCGTTCCATTTCCGTTATGTTTACTAATACAATATCCATTGAAAGTAATTGGATCTACTTTATATCCATATCCAAAATGTTTTTCAAATGATTCAGCTACAAATCCTTTTGCTGTATCAACTAAAAATAAATTAATTAATTTGATTTTTTTACCATTTTGTTTAAGTTTTGGAGTTTGTTTATTCATATCCATTCTTGGATCCCAATATAGTCCAACATCATATTTATCATTTAGTTTATTACTCATTTCAACGCCAGCTTTACGAAGCATAAAATAAGTTGTCGATTTCTGAAAATGTTGATAATTTCCATAAATATACACTTTAAGAGGTGTCAGATTTTTTTCAATTGTAATTGGTTTAACTGCTCCAAAATAACAAAAATTTTTCTTTTCACGAGGGTTTTCTAACTCATATTCTCTTTCATCTGCTAATGTTAATAACTGACGTGCTTTCATTAAGCTTTCTGATGAGGTTTCAACTGGTTTATTTTGTTTTTGAGATAGTTTTTCTTTTTTAATAGATTTTTCTTCTTTTACAGATTTTTCTTCTTTTACAGATTTTTCATCCTTAATTGAACTTTCATCTTCAACATTTTTCTCTAATTTTTTTGATAATATTTCATTTTTTTGATCGATATTTCCGAAATCTTCATTAAATGTAGATTCGCTAGATATTGAATTTTCAGACGATTCATCCATAAAAATAAAAATATATAATTTTCTAAAATATTACGTAAAAATTAAAAAAATAATTTACTCTAAATAATAAAATGAAATATTGTTATATAAGCATTTTAACTACAGATAGCTATCTAAATGGTGCCCTCGTTTTATGGAAATCTCTTATGAGTACTTCTCCTAAATATCCTTTTAGTCTTTTAGTAAGTCCAATTTTATCACAAGAGACATTAGATATTCTTAAAAAGCATGGGATTAATACAATTGAAATAGTTCCTATTAAAAACCCTATTTTAGATGACCCGAAAGACCGACGTTATTATAATTATAGCAAACTAAATATGTGGAACATGACTCAATATAATAAAGTTGTATATTTAGATGCCGATATGGTTGTATTACATAATATTGATGAATTATTCGAAAAGAAAAATATGTCAGCAGTTAATGCTGGGGGATGGATTAAAAAAGATTGGATTCAACTAAACTCTGGACTTTTAGTTATTGAACCAAATAATCTTATTTTTGAAAATATGAAATCAAAAGTTGGGCATATTGAGAAAGAAAAAGGTAAAGGAGATCAAGCATTCTTACATCAATATTATCACGACTGGCCTTCTAAAACCGACCTACATTTACCACATATTTATAATGTATTTGATAATCATATTGGAGCTTATCGGAAGAATTTTGGATATTATATAGATGAAGTTCAAGGAAAAGAATACGATTTTAAGAGAATTAAAATTATTCATTATATTGGACATATTAAACCCTGGGATTCCATTCAATCAATTGAAAAATCATCAAAAACAGATGATGAAACATACGCAAATAAAATATGGGTTAAATATTTTAGAACATTATAATTTTTAGTATAAAAGTATCTCTTCATTATTCAAATAATGAAGAGTTTCCCAGCATTATATGGAACATCAAAGACTGATAAAATGAAAAAGTGGCTCATTTCAGTAAAAATGAATCCTGATAAAACAGCGACTATTATTACTGAAAATGGATATGTCGATGGGAAAATGAATGTTAGTCATCGCGTGATAAAAACAGGTAAAAATATTGGTAAGGCGAATGAAACAACTGTTCTCGAACAGGCCGTTCAAGAGGCTGAAAAAAAATATAATGATAAAATTGAGAAGGAAGGCTATTCAACGGATCCGGACCATATTGAAATAAAAGTTTTTCCGATGTTGGCCAATAAATTTGAGCCGAAGAAGAAAAAATCCAGCATTATTTTTCCTTGCTTTGTCCAGCCAAAGTTGGATGGATTGCGGTGTATGACTTCAAATAAGAAGGCACCAGTTATGAAAAGTCGGGCGGGATTAGAGTTTAAGAGGATACCGCATCTAATTGAAGAAGCTAAAAAGTTTTTTGAGGTTGCGGATGGGCTTGGACATGGTTCAATTTACATTGATGGTGAATTATACACGGACAAGATACCATTTGAAGAATTATCTGGATGTATTCGGATGGAGGATGAGTCAGACCCAGAAAAGGAGGCGAAGCTCAAATTGATTGAATACCATATATATGATTTATATGATGCTGATAATCCAGCAATGGATTATGAAGACCGCAAGAAACTTCTGGATTCTATTTTCAAAAAAAAGAAATTTATTCATTTAAAGAATGTGGAAACATTAGATTGTCATAATAAAGATGATGTAGAAGATTTTCATTCGACTTTTATTGAGAAAGGTTATGAAGGTTGTATGTTGCGCAATAAATTGGGCGCATATCTTTTGCGATATCGGAGCAACGATTTATTAAAATATAAGAAGTTCGAGGATGGTGAGTTCGAAGTTTGTGGATATGAAGAGGCTAATGGAGAAGACGTTGGGACAATTATTTGGGAATGTTATTATGTTAATAGTCAAGGAAAGAAGGAAAAGTTTAAGGTTCGACCAAAAGGTTCAAGAGAATTTAGGAGAGAATTATTTGAAAACGCAAAGAAGAGTTTCAAAAAGATGTATTTGGGACAATTACTAACAGTACGATTCCAAGAGATTAGTAAGGATGGTTGTCCCCGATTTCCAGTAGGAGTAGGAATCCGACATGATATTTGAATTATTTATCAAAATATACATTGACAGTTGCGCCAACTGTGTTATTAATAGTGAATGTTTTATTAGTAGTTCTATTACAATATACATTTCCATTTATTAAATAATTTTTTTTACAGTCCATACAATAAAAGTTGAGGACCTGACGAGAATTATTAGTAATATTAACAGTTAGATTTATTGCGAGGGCGTTATTTTCAAGGAATATAAATGCTTTTCCAGTATTATTCAAATTAATTGTTGAAATAGTAGAATCTAAATCTCTTGGATAGAATGACCATTGTTTTTTAATCGGACGATTATATTCAAGTTTAATTGGTTGGAGATTATAATATGTAAACCATTGATTTGTAAGATAGAAATTAACTGCGTCATTATTACTACCGAACGTAATTGTTTGATTTTTTCCAACAATCATTCTAGATTGATTTTTGTTAGATTCTGGATTTATTATTTTAACACCAAAATTATTTATATAAGATTGTGGAATTTCTATTATATTATATAACCAGCGAAGAGCAAGAGCATCTAATGGCATTAATGTTTCTGGATAACCAGTTAAATTTGTTGAAAGATTTATATCAAATGGAAGAAAAAATTGTTTGTCATTTCTTGTCATAACAGTATTAAAACTATTATTTTGAATATACGATGCGATTGAAGGATATCTTTCAGATTGATTAAAAGCAATTGCTGGCATTATATTTGAGCCAAATTCAATATCATCAGGATAATCTAGACCAAATCCACGACCCCATTCACGAATCATTAAATTATAAATAAAACCACCTTCTTGAATATTTAATGTATTCATATTTAAACTACTCATAAAATAAAGCATTTTATTATCAACATCATCTGGTAATTCTAATATAGAATATGGACCTAAACAATATCCATTAAAATCTGTAAAAGGAGCAAGAACACATACAAAATCTGAATCATCATAATTGTTGACAATAGTAGATGTTATTCCAGTAAAACTAGTAAATATATCTAATGCTTTTTTACACTGATCTATTTGATAGTTTGTCCAATTAATAGCACTTATTGGAGTTGGGTCATCCAAAAAATATTCAATCATTGGATTTAAATTTTTATTATCAGTTGATTTCCAAAAATAAACCTTAAAATTTGAAATATTTGTTAAATCAAATGCGTAAATTCCAGTTATAGAAGAACAATATGGGTTTGGTGGGAGATCTTTAATAATAATTTTATCCTCTGATATTGACTTAAAATCATTAATTGATTTTGTAATAATATTTTTTTTATTAATATATTTTTTTGTTTTATTATCATTAGTATTATCTGTTTTAATATTTTCAACAGTTAAATTATTTACATTACGAGTTATATTTGATTCATTAAAGTAAATATATACTGATCTAGAATTTGGATTATTTATTGTTATTGTTCTACGATTTTTTTTATGACGAACTACAATATTTCCAGTAATTGTATATTTTACATCAGCATCAAGTATATATAAATATAATGTTTGAAATTCACTTTCACTAATTAAATTAATTGTTAAATCTACAACCAGAGCTCTATTTTCAATAAAAATATAAGCCCATTCATTTTTCAAATTTAATACTGATATTGTAGAATCAATATCTTTTGTATAAAATGACATCGTATTTTCAAGATTTCGAATATAATCATATCTAAGATAATTCAAATTATTAAATGTAAAATACTGATTTGAAAAATAAAATTCAATATCTAAACAATTTGGACCAAATTCAATTGTTTGATTTTTTCCAACAATCATTCTAGAATGGTATATATCACTTACTCCTTCATTAATTACTTGAACTCCATAAGTATTTATATAAGGCACTGGAATTTCTTGAACATTATACATCCATCTAAGAGCTAGAGAATCTAGGGGCATAATTGTTTCAGGATATCCATATTTATTATTAATCATATCTTGATATGGAGGTAGAAAAAAATCTGTATCATTATATGACATAACAGTATTAAAAATATTATTTTGTATATATCCTCCAATTGATTTATAAGAATATGGTTCACTTTCTAAAACACCTGGCATTATAGTAGACCCGAAACCTTCATCATGAGGATGTCCAAATCCAAATCCATGACCCCATTCATGAATTAATGTCAGATACATATTTCCACCTTCCTGAATATTATTTTCATTTAGAACACTATTATTTATAACATAAACAATTTTATTATTAACAAATGTTGGCTCTGTTTTAATAAATTCTGGACCATAACATAATCCCAATGTTATACGGTTTTCTTTCGACATATTATCAAGTAAAACACAAACAATATCACAGCTTGAATAATCATTAACGACTGTTGAAGTCTTTCCGAGAAATTTTGTAAAAATATCTAATGATTTTTTAACTTGAATCTTTGAATTGTTTGTATAATTAACAGCAAAAGTTGAATAATAATTTATTTCAGACGCAATTGCATTATTTAATCCGATGTTATCAGTTGATTTCCAGAAATAAACATTAAAATTTGAAAATTGTGTTAAATCAAATACATATTTTCCAGTAATTGATGAACAATATGGATTATTCGGAACTTCTTTTATAATAACTTGATTTGGTGTGATTGATTTATCATTTGATAAATTATTATAATCTAAATTTAATTCTTTAATATATTTTTTTATTATTTCTTTTTTTTCAGGAGTATTTCCACAACAATATTTAGTTTCTTTAAAATCAGATGATTTAGTATTCGATAAATGATTTAATTTATCCTCCATAATATATAAAAGAAAATAATTCGTAAATATAGTTATAATAATTTCTTTAATTTATTTATGAGTAAAGAGGATCATAAACTTAATATAATTGAAGAAGTCGAAGAAGTCGAAGAAGTTGAAGAAGTCGAAAAAAATGAAGAGTCTAATTATGAGGATGAACAAGATGATTTAAAAGTTTATGTTCCGATTTCATTAGATGATTCATATTTTGGAGCAATTAAGAAAATTATATTTGAACGCATTTCTTTTAATACTAATTTAGAACTAGAAGATGGAGTTGAATCAGTTAGAAATTTAGAAAAAGAATCAGTTAATATGGAAATTACTATACCTAAGGGAGCTATGATTGGAGAATATCAAATATTCAAAAATCAAGGGAATACAGATTTAAATAATAAAACAAGTGATTTAGTGTTTATATATATTGATGAAGAAGATAATGTAAATGAAGATGAAGAAGATGATGAATGTGAAGAAGATGATGTAGATGAAGATGAAAATGAAGCAGATGATGAATGTGAAGAAGATGAAGAAGAAAATGAAGAAGAAGATGAATGTCAAGAAGAAGATGATGATGATGAAGATGTCGATAATAATAAAGAACTTGAAAATGAAGAAGGTTCCGAGGAGAATGAATCATCTTATCAATCAAGCTATTCATCAATTCCTAAAAAGAAGAAATATGATTTTGTTCGTGGTCAAAACAACAATTTAGAGATTACATTTCCAATATCATTAAAAGAATATTATTTTGGAGTTGAAAGAAGCATCAAATATTTTGGAGATAAACAGCTAAATATTGTTTATCCATTTAATATTGATACACATTCATCATACGTATTAAGTGGATATGGAATAAATGGAGCAGATTTTATTGTCAACTTTGAGCTTGAACTTCCAGATGAAATTCCCAAAGAATATGAAAAGGAGTTTAGTAGTTTACTTGATAAAATATGTATAAAACATAATATAATAGATTTCAAGAAACTTGATCCAGCAGATATAAATATTCTTGAAAAATGTGAAAGCGAAGATGAAGAACAAACCGATGAAGATAACTCACATAATGTTCCATCTTGTGCCCAACAATAATCTTTCTTTATAATATATAAATGATATATTATAATTTTGACTTTTTATATTCAATAATAATAATTATATTTATAACAATTTATTTTCTTATCGAACTCGGAAAAATAACTGATGGATATATATTTGAACGTTTAGAGATTTCTAAAATAAGCTCGGTTCAAAAAATATTTCCTAAAATTAAAAAAATGAAATTATTCAACTTCAAAACACGCGAAAAGATGAAACGTAATGAAGTTATAGAAGATGTTCAAGAATTTGATAAACAAATATTTGAATATAAAGATGGAGGAAACTAATCATCATTCCAATCATCTTCATCATCATCCCAAATATTATCATCTTTTTTTATTATAGATTCTATCATATTTGATATTTCTTTTGGGATATTTCTTTTTGGACGGGTATTATCTTCATCTGATTTCTCTTCATAATAATCTACATCATAAACACGAAATCTCTTTTGTGATTTATTATTAATAATTTCCAAAAACTCAAATGGATTAACACCATTATATTCAATTGTTTTAATTTTGGTTGTATCTAACATATCTTTTAAAGACTTATAAATATTAACCTTCTTTAATTGGGCTTCAATCTTATTATTTTTACAACTAAAAATGATTGTATCACCAACACTAATTTTTCTAAATAATTTATGACAATCGACAAACCCATTGTCATTCTTACAACGTTTTATATATTGAAATGTCTTTTCATCAACCTCTTCGTATAAACGTTTACCCATATAAATTAATATATTTTTTTATTTAAGTTATTTTTATTATACACTTTTTTTAATTGATATTATATGTTTTTCAATTGTAATATTTTTTATATTATTATTATTAAAATCAACATCTTTAATTAAATTTATTATAAAATCATTAAATCTTTCTCTAGAATTTTTTTTTAAATATTCTGGATTATTTGTTAAATCATCATTATAATTATTTAATAGTTTATAACTGTCAGAATATGATGGTCCACAATCTTCAATAATATATATTCCATTATTATTTAATTTATTGTAGAATAATTTATTAAAACTATTAATAATATCATTTGGAAGATGCGAACCATCATCAATTATTATATCAAAATTAATATTTGGAAAATATTTTGTTAATATATCATTATCATTAATATTTCCAATACATATTTTAATATTTTTAAAATCAGAACATAAATTTACACATTGTTTATTTATATCAATACCATATATATTACTATTTTTAAAAATACTACTCCATACTTTTAATGAAGATCCTCTTGCTACACCAATTTCTAATATATTTAATTTATCATCAACATTATATTTTTTAAATATATTTAAATAAAAATTTGTATAACCATTCTTAGATTTATCTGTTTGATAATATTTAATACATTCATCTAAATTATCTAAACTAAAATTTTTTTTTTCAGTTATATATTCTTTAATTTTAATTTTTGGAGGAAATCCTGTAATACCCCAATTACATTTTGAACAAATATTTTTACCACAAACGCATAAAAAAAAATTCGGATCATTATTATTTTCCATAATATTAATAATTTTTTTATTTTTTATTTCTTATTTCTTATTTGATTGTAAGCGACATGTATTCTTCAAGTGTATTCTTTTTTTGAATAACCGGTTTTTCCCGTCTTAACCTCAAATCCATAATTGTTTGTTTATAATCATTATATTTCATATCATTATTCAACATGTGTGCCTTCTGACGATGAATATTTACATATTGCGCGACTTCTGTCTGTGGATACATTGAAGCTAAAGGTGGATACATCAACGTATGGTTCGTATCGACTATATAAAAGTTCTCCCTATATTTCTCAATTGTATAAGGCCCTCCAAATTTTTTGAGTAGTCTCGGGTCATCCGCTAAACGAATCTTGTGTTTCGTTTTTTCATCACCTTTCATTTCCATATTAAACTTCGACGCCATCAAACAAAGTAAAGAATAATACTCCCATTTCTTTGATTGACTCCGAATGTCATGACTCATAAAAATAAAACGAGCCGCGCAATTGAATGAACAAAACACGTCCCTACAATAAAAACGCCCCCTATAATATCTGACTGGAATACCAATTGGAACTGTCTCGAATCTCTCTGTACAATTAAAACAACAACAGTCAGTTGATAGGTCCCAGTCTTTCTTAGTCTCTTCAGAAGCAACTATCATCAATATTTTAGCCTTCTTCAAAACCTTGAAATTATTCTTAGATGACTCCTCGAACCCAATATCACGAACATAAACTTCATCAGTTTCCAATTTTGGAACATTATCACTTTCATTAATATCATTCTCGGAAGCAACTTCTTCAACTTTGTTCTTATCTAATATCATAGCAAAATCACTAATCATTGAATTCATCGGCTCATAAGGCGCCGGTTCCTTCAAATTAGGGTCATATTGAAGAATTCCACTGGTATCAATTTTATTGTCATTTTCTACTGTTATATTTTCTTCAACTGGTAAATGGAGAATAATATTATCATCCTCTATTTCAGGAATATCATCTTTATATGTGTTAATAACAGTAAAATTCTTATCCTTCGGACGACGACCTCTCTTTTTAGGCGCAATATCTTCTTCAATTTCTTTAACCTTTGGCTTTCGTCCTCGTCTTTTTTGGATCATCGGATTATCATTCTCTAATTCAATCTCCTCGTGTAATTCCATTATTCCATATGTTGTCCAATTTCTTTAAGCCATTTTAGAAAAAATGAAAGTAAAAACGCTTAAAATAATTTAGCTATTAATATATTATGAGTTGTCAAGAAGGAACAATCACACTCATTTTTGGACCCGCAAATTCTGGAAAGACCAACGAATTACAGCGAAAAATGAACCGCTATTTGATTATGAATAAATCAGTCATCGTTGTCCTTCCAAAAATCGATGAATCACAAAAAGATAATGTTTTGAATAAGTATCGCCCATTTTTCGTTGAATTTTTGATTGAATCATTAGATAAAGAACCAGTTCTTCGGGCAGATGTAATTGCAGTTGATAATCTTCATTTTTTCCAAGATTCAATTTCGGCCATCCAGCTCCTTTGTAATAAATATGGAAAAATTGTCATTTGCTCCGGATTAGATTCAAATAGCGACCGTGAATATTATCCGAATGTTATGAATTTGATTCCGAAATGCGATTCCGCCTACAAACTTACTGGCTTATGTTCTGTAAAATGCGATAGCTCAAAGGGTATTTTCTCAAAGATAATCGACGGAAAAACTCGGACCGTTTCAAGAGAGGCCTATTTAGAAAAAAGATGTGGTCTCCTTCACGTAATTACGGGCCCAATGTTTTCTGGGAAAACGACCGAACTCATTCGCATTACTCACCAATATCAATCGATAAATAAGAAAATAATGGTGATCAATTACAGTCGGGATACCCGTTATGATAGTCAAGGAAATATTTCGTCGCATAACCGCGAAATCCTTAAAAAGACACTATCTTTAGAAAATTTGGATTCTCTCTTGACGACGCATTATGAACTCGTTCAAGAGGCGGATGTTATCGTCATTGATGAAATCCAGTTTTTCCGAAATAGTTTCGATATCATTCTGGAGTTGGTCGAAAATGAGAATAAGGTAGTAGTCGTTTCTGGACTTGATGGAGATTACCTTCAAAACCCGTTCGGAGATATCTGTAAGTTGTCCGCATTTTGCGAGTATTTCTTGCGTTTGAATGCGATATGTCAATTATCTGGAAATTTCTCGGACGCCCATTTTACGAGGAGGCTCGTCAATTCCGACAAAACGGAATTAATTGGTTCAACTGACAGTTATATAGCTGTTAGTAGAAGGGTCTATAATTTACCGGAACATGATTTCCAGCGATTGATGGAAATGAACGAAGAAACCGCGCATTTACAATAAATCTAATTTTTATAATTTTACTATGTCCAGCTTTCCATTTTTAAGAGTCCGGATCTTATATTCGTGAATTATTGTCTTGCGCGTTGGATTGACTTTCTGAACTCTAATTTTTCCGGATTTTAGTTGTATAGTTGAGCATACTTTTTTTAAAGCGCTAAGAGATCCGGACGCATTAATCGAGAATATCTTTTTATTTGCTAAAACGATATACTTATTTTTCATTCCTCCTATGACCTCTCCGGGAACTTTATATGGATTATTTTCTAGTGGAACAACATATGATGGTGTATTTGTAAAAGTATCTACTCCTACTGTTGAAGACGCAAGAAGTGCTGTTGTTGATTGTGTAGAATTTACTTGGGCTGTTCCTTTCGCCTCTGGGGATGTTGGAATTGGTGTTATAGCTGTCATATTATTTTAATCATACAAAAATTTCTTCCATATCTTTTGTATATCTCGTAACAACATTTCGATGAGTTATCTCAACCTGATTCCCATTTTTCTCAACAATGATTGGATCATCTAGTACAATAATTGTTCCAATATAACCATCTATTTTTTTGGTGTCTAAATCCATCATATAAAAAAGCAAATATTTAGTTCCCAGTTCATTATCATAATAATTAAATTCTTTAATCAATTTATTGAAAATTTTATTAGCTACAACAATTTTAGTTGAACCTGTATAAACACCTGTATTTTGCCCCTTAACAGGATAATCTACAATACAGAACCGTTTTTTAGAAGCGTTTGCCCGATTGTTTGGATTGATATTATTGTTATTTGTAGTATTTTTATTATTTGTATAATTGTTGTTATTTATATTATTATTGTTTTCAATGTTTCCTAAATAGAGATTGTTCATAAATTATAGGATAATCTTTTTTTAGAATAATATATTCTAAAAACTCTAAAACAACTCCTTATTCAGAACCGAGAGCTTTAATTACATTCCTGTATTTCTTGACAACCTCCTTCATCTTACCAGTCTTCTTGTCCTTAATTTTGAGAACAACTGCAGGAGAAAGCTTAACCCTCCGACCCTCATAATGATAAGTCTTCTTATTAGATCCCTGTGTGGTCTCCTTAATAGAGAAAGTCATCTTACACTCTCCCTTCATTCCCTGCTTATGACAGAGTTCAGTGAAAGCAGTTGATGCTTTATCAATGGGGCCACGCTTCTGCTCCTTTCCAGTCTTAGTGGTCATGGGAAGCTCATAGCGACCACCATCCTCAACTGTTTTTCCATTAACTTTAATAACCTTAAAAAATCGAGATTCATCTTTTGAAGCACCTTTTCCTCCAACCTTCTCCGAAGATTTTTTAGTATTCAGGCGATTAAGCATACCTTCCAGCTTTTTAAGTTCTTCCTTAAAACTGTTCGACGATGGCATTTATATTATATTTAATATTTTTATTTTTTATAGATCCGATATAATTTATTCTTCATGTCTAAATCACTTACACTTACTAAATACAATTTATTCTTATGAAATGATTTTCCATTTTCAATATGCGATTGAAGTTGTTTGAACGCATCAGCGTAGTTTTGTGATGTTAGCTTATATTTTTTAACTGAACCACCAGACTGTGATGTCCCATAACCATAATCATTAATTGCTTTCGCAGTTGCTTCATATTGAGTAGTTTCTAAATCTGTTTTAATGAATTTGATTGAACCATTCTCAATTATATAACCACTATTATCATAAAAATTGTCTAACCATCCTTGTATTCTCATACATTATTATATATTAATTTTTTTGTTTCTTAAAAAAACATAATTCGTGATCAGTTATTTTATCGCCCTCAAATTTCTTTATTTCTATAAGTTTGAAGTAGTTCTCTACAATCTTCTCCATAATCTTATCCTTTTCTGGGATGCTTAAATTGTGTTTATAGTGGCGCTTCTTCGTTATCTTACCGTCGGCCCCATGAAGGGCAAAAATCTCATTATACTGACATATCGTTTTCCCACGAGTCTCCCACCAGCCGTCGTGCGTGAAAGTCGGGAAATTTGTTATACTATGGACGCGCTGTTTGGCATCTTTTCTGAGCAATGACATATTGAGAGGGGCTGGGTCCAACTTGGTCCGGTCGAATACGTGAATAATAAGATACCCACTCGGCTTCAACCAAAAATAGAAGTTGCTCAATATAGTATTCCAATCGTTTATTGAATTATGATAGAGTGTGTCTTTCAAGCATAAAATGTATGAGAATTTATGACTTTCGAACAAATTCTCATTTCGGAGGTCTCCCATAATCAATTTTCCGATTGGGTTCCGAACATTGAAAATATCGGCCATCGCTTGACTCCTTTCTAAACCGACTACCGATAGGCCCGTATTACCTGAATTTATATGCTGGTAGTGCTTTCCCGTTCCAGTACCCGCATCCAATATATATGATTTATCGTTTGATTTAACAGGGTGGCGCTTTATAAAATCGAGAATCTCCTTCGTTTCGGAAACAATTGCCGTTTTTTCATCGAAAACTTTATCAAATAATTTCCCGTATAATTTATCAATCATGTCGGTTTTTGCATCGAGTGGGTTATCGAATTCTTCGTATTCCATCTCTAAACTGCGCCCGTAAAAGTATAATAATGTAAGAGTTAATAAAAATACAAATAAAATAATACTAACTATAATCAATAATTTCATATTATTTCATAGAAATAAAAACAACTTAAAGATAAAACGTATCTTATATTTTATAAGATGGATAAGAATTTTGTTGTTCAATCCGGCGGTAGCGCTCCAAATCTTGCGGATTTTCAGGATCAGCTTCCCCCAATGACGAATAAGGAATTTGACGAGCATTTACCAACGAATGATGTGAAATTGTTAGTCTACCAGCTACTTTCGGAAACTGATAATCAAAATGATGATAAGTTGAGACAGCGCAAGAACTTTGCGGATTTGCGTGGAAAATATCAGAAAAAGTATGAGGGGTTTGCGTTTAGATATCCGTCTCTTTTTACGCTTGTTTTGGAGCAGGGGAAAGCTTTTGACTTATTACAGTTTGAGCAGATGATCGGGATGATTGATAAGGTCCGGAATAAGGAGACTGATGAACATACTGCGTCGAAACAGTTTGGTGAAATTATGGTAGATAAATTTGTTAAACCTAACCTTCCACAAAGTCAGTAAAAATTGATGGTAAAGCTAAGCAAAATTATAAGGATATGCTTATCTCGCAGTAAAAAAGAATGCCGCCTAAACGACATGACTCAACAAAGTCCAACGCTGGAAAAAACAGTGGTGGATCTGCGGATTCCCATAAAAAAAGTGGGGGTAAGTCGACAGGGTTTCTCACTATACCCTGTCGAAATGAGAATGACGGAGGGAACTGTCAGGATCCCTCCTGTGTCTTCTTTCACAAGAAGAAGAACAACATTTCCATCGAAGAGGGAAACAGGCTTCGCGCTGCTGCTGGTGGAGGAGGTACTGTTGCCAGACCACAGCTTCCCAAGTTTGAGAATCATCAACGGCTTCCTGACCACCAGAAAGATCTTTTTGGGGAATTTAAGGGCTCCCAGATGAAATTTTTTCACACGCTCGTGGCAAATGAGATTCCCGAATTTTTCAAGAACCTTCTTCAATTAAACGAGGGGGCCACCTTTGAGAAATTTGAAAGTTCTTTTGCGTCAGCAAATGACTACAAGGGATTTCTCGAAATTCTGAACGCGTTCGGGGTGTCGATTAATTCCTTGAAGGAGTTCATCGAATCGAATCCTTGGGGGATTTTCAATAGTCTCGAAGACAATGACGCTTCTACGTCTAAGGACGAGGTCGCTTCTGAGTCTGAGGACGAGGTCGCTTCTGAGTCTAAGGATGAGGACGAGGTCGCTTCTGAGTCTGCGTCTGAGTCTAAGGATGAGGACGAGGACACTTCTGCGCCTGCGCCGGATCTTCGAAAGTTCTGGATAGACTTCAAAACACTCATTCGTGAGTTCTTGCGAAATTCAGTTCCAGAAGCTGATATTCACTATTATGTTGTGAAGAAAATGCCCAGCGGGACTTACAAGACGGTCATCGCCGAGCTTGAATCTTTCTATGAAAAACTCAAAATCTTCATCCAAAGTGTGGAGAAGTCATGGGCTGAAATCAACCGTCCCGTTCTCAAAGTGGAAGAGCATCATGTTTCCGCCGTTGAACAATCCGTTCGAGTGGTTCATGACATTTCCGGTTTGAGGGCGATGCTTGAGCATGAGCTGAATAGGCTGAACGGTTCCACTGACGAAGACAGCAGAAAGATGCGGGAAGTTGTCCAAATCTGGCTCGATACATTTCGACGCTTGTCAGCTGTTTGTATTCCAGCTGCAGTCATATTCCCGAAGGAGCTGTTGACCGAGATCGGGAATTCAGTTCCCGCGGTTAAAGCCCACATCGAGGGAATGATTGCCTTCAAAAAACAGCTCAAGGTCAAAGCTGAACTCGATCATCTTCGCACATTGAACTTATCATCACTTTGCGGTGGAAATGTTCAACGTGTTGATTCATCAGCAGTGGTCTCCGCATGCTGTCTCGCGTTCTCGCTTCTCAAAGGTAAGCTTGAGACGGTATTCTTAGAATGGACGAAGACCCTTGCCAGAGAATCTCATGATTCTATCTATGAGCGCTTCGGCGATTTTTTCGGACTTATCCAAACGGAGTTCCTCCGTATGCTCTCAAAAGGGAAACATTCTTCATTCTTTGAGTTGCTTCAAACGGAACGAACCCTTTCGAAGAAGGAAGAAGAAGGTCGGAACAAGAGTCTCGTAGACGTTCTTGGGAAGGTTCACATCCAGTTCGAAGAGAACGTCTCTTCCTCGCAAGATGAGATATTGCGAAATCTTTGTGATATTTCAGAGAACAAGACTGATTTGGAGCCATTATTCAGACTTCTGTTCCTTGAACTTCTGATCAAAGGCAAAAAGCCAATCATCAACTACAAAATTCTTGATTACCTAATCAAGAACTTGAAGATGGTGTTTGGCGTTCATCTCAAGATCGTGATTACACCGACGGGGGTTAATTTTGGCCTCACATATGGCTTGGAGAAGGGTCATGATCCCATTGATGTTACCGAAATCATCTCGATCTTTTTGGTCAAAATGCTTATCCTCAATAGGAATTTAGTTCGTGCGAATAGTTCTCCATTTTTCGGGAACTTGAAGTTCGACGAAAAGAACATGATGCTGCGAGATAACGAAACAATCGCTGGACCTCTCTTGTTAACACTTGAACATATGACTGGTTCTACCGCGGGTCCTTTCGCGACCGCGTTGAACTTACAGAGCGACGCACATTCGGGTGTCTGTATTCCTGAGAATTGTGAGTTTCCAACTCGCTTTCGATTTGAGAACTTTTTGAACGCTCTGTTCGAGAATTGCGTGTCATCGATGTATACGCGTGAGACTTGCGATAATGCGGTGAAGTCTTTTGAAAAGGATGCGGCTTCCTTGTTTTCAACATTAGAGTCGAAGGGACTAAAAGATCTCACGATTTCTATCTTGACATCTGGCTACAAGCCATCACAGTCCGCTTCGATGTTGAAGATGTTCCAACAGGGCGTCCGCCTCTTTTCGCCTGACAACCATCGCGCTCTGCAGGAGCTTTCATCATTTGCTGCAATTCCTTCTGAGAAGCTCGACAGGTCAATGTTTCCTTACAAAGCGGAAATTTTTGATATTATCGAGAAGATCGTTGTCTCGTCGAAGAATAAGATTGATGTCATGAATGACTTCTACAAGTCGTTGTGGAGAGTTCTCCGGTTCATTCTGTCAAACTTATCCAGCATGGATATGACTCGCGTTTATTCGCTCTATACCATGTTGGAGTTTTTCAATGCCAACTCGGAGAAACACACGTTCAAAATGCGTTTCCCATACGCGACGCACTTCTTTTGTGCGCTTCTTGTCGCTCTTCAAAACTTCGGCATTTCCTTGGGAGACGCATTGAAGCTTTTCTCGAGTGCTATCGTCAATCCAGACTTTAAGCAGAGTTGGGATAATAAAAGCGAGAACACCATGTTTGAATGGGTTAAGAAAGCAGGGGTTGTCCAGTCTACGACTTTTAAGACGCTTTATGATAATTATCAAAAAGGGAATCAAAGAACACGGCTTGAAGACAAGACCCCACTACAAATCAAGATTGTTTTGGATGCTTTGCTTTCACAAACTGTCTCGCCTGCTTCCGAGGACTTAAAAAATGACATTAATAATGTTGTCTTTATCCTCTTTGTGCAGGACACCTTTGATGGAAGTCCATCCACGCTATCACTCTTGAACACTATGTTCTCGTTTGTGTCCATGTCTCTCTCGCCGCGATCTGCTGAGTTTTTCAAACTCTACAGTATCCCAATTGATGCGACTGGCATACAAATTGGGGGCTGTGGTAGTAATGGAAACTGCTACGATGCGTTTCTAAAGATGGCTCTTCCGCACATCCGATCGATTGTAACGATTCAAATGGCTGATGCAGTCAAGGCCATCAAGGACGCCGACCAGAAATCTCAGGAAGCGTCCTCCGCATTGACGCGTCAAGATTTCGTTGGACGTTTTAACAATGTTCGGCGTGATGTGGTGTTGAAGATGTTCAAAGAAATTGTCACCAATACAGGACTCAAGACTGCGTCATCTGTTCAGTCGATGAATCGGATCGATGACATTCTGAATAGTTTCAATCGTGATGATACATTCATCAGTGTTCAGTTCTTGAACAATTTGTATACGAGCCTCAATAAGTATGCTTTGTCTTACAGGGACGCCGACACACAGGCATTCCGTGATCGAGAGTTGCGCAGAAAATGGAAGGAAGAAAGAGAGGCTGCTGCGGCTGCGGCTGACGTTGCGGCTGCTGATGCTGATGTTGCTGATATTGCTGCTGATGCTGATGCTGATGCTGATGCTGATGCTGATGCTGATGCTGATGCTGATGTTTCTCATGCTGCGGCTCAAATTTCTTCGGCAGACTTTTTTACCACGTTTGCTACCGATGACTTGAATGATCTGTTTGAAGCATTTCCACCTAAGTTGATTTGTGGTGAGGGAATGCTTATCCAAATTCTTAAAGAGATTTTGTTGATAGGCAATTCCAACGCAAGAACTGCGCGATACGTTGAACTGTGTAAGCGCTTTTCTGCTTTCTTCAACACAATTTTTATGACAACGTTTGAGATCTATGATTTTTCGAGTTTGGAGATCACGTCTGATTTTGTTGTTGCGTTGGAAAATCATTACAAAAAAAATAGCTCATCGAAGGCTCAGTTTTGTGTGTGGTTGGGAATCGATCGTGATGACAATGTCTATCGCTTTTTGGATCTATGCTTCTACGAGAGTCGTTCTGAAATTCAAGCTTTTCTTGGTTCTCAACCTTCACTCTCTGATATTCAGCTTCCGGATTCATTTCCGGATTCTGATGTTGAGGCTGATTGTCCATCATCATTGTCCACAGGTCCGAACGACCCGATGAATGAACTTGATTAGTTAAATTAGACCACGTCTGATTTAACTTCGTTGTAACGCTTAGGCGTTTTATAAATATAAAATTACTGTAATCGCAACCGATATTTCATCCTGTTAATATTTCTAACAATATCATCCCGAATACTCATCAAATCAACGTTCTTCTTATTGTTCATAACATTTTTCAGTGGGTATTTGCTCAACTTATAAACATTACTTTCAACAACATCACCAGTCAAAAACTCTAAAACGAGGTCCAAATAAGCAAACAGCTCATCTTTTGTTATTTGATAAACATTAACTTGGCGATTTTTACCCAAATCGAACTTCTCGTGTTTTCCCATCCACACTTCAATAAATTTATCCATCTTTTTATTGAATTTCTTCAAAAACTTATCGAGCGTTTCATGGTCAGATTTCTTTTCTGATAAAAAGTGCGACACACGCAATGTAGCTTGAATCTGGAATAGAGCGAGAATAACATCCGCGATTTTGTTATCATTCGCGCTTGAACTTTCATTTAATTCATTATTATTGTTTTCATTTTCATTATTGTTTTCATTATTGCTATTTCTATTTTTTTTAATTCTAAGCTCTTTTCTTTCTTTCCCCTCATTATTTCCTTTTGGCCCTTCATTATTCTCTCTTTCATTATTCGCTTCATTACCACTATTTTCTTCTTCATTACCAAACCTATTGCGATTCATCTTATAATATCTACAAATATTTTAATTTATCCTTTTCTTATCTTAATCGTAAATTTTTTATTTTCTAAATTAACTGTCTTTCCCTCTTTCTTAATTTTCTTCTGAATCATTGTCATCAATTTCTTATAAGTTGAATCATCTGCGTCCCGCTTTTTAATAAACTTAAACTGGTTATGTAAAAAACTGAACTCCTTCTCAACCGCGCTCATCGCCCGTAAATCATTCTCAAACTCCGTCCCCGCATCCAAAGCCTCTAAATAACTCTCCTCGAACCCTCTTATTTCCACCATTTCCAACCCATATTCCTCACAAATTGTCTTCAAAAAGTCATAGTTCACCAAATATTCCTTGTGTGATATTCCAATTGTGCTGACGAAAACTTCAATCCGATGACCCATATTCGGTTTCTTCCCATCCCACTTCTTAATATCATACTCCTTCTTAATCTTCCATAGCAAATCATCCCCGATTTTACCTTCCTTCATCTCATCTTTCTCTAACATCTTATACACCCTTCCACCATCTAAGCTCGTCCCAATAAAATGACCTCCCACCTTCAAATTATCGCTTACATTTTGTAAAACGCTCCTCAATAAAATTTCATCCTCGAAAAAATAATGGACCGCATACTGTAAGCTAACAACATCATACTGATTCTTCGATAAAAAAGTCTTCTCCATTTTAACACGCGAATATGTGTCCATTGCGCAGTCGAAACTCGGAAAAATCAGCTTCCCACAATCACCCCAAATATATGTAGTATCTGGTCTTGGCTTGGGGACCCTCTTATACAGCTCAATCGCACTATCAATATTATCCTTCGAAATATCAATCCCCACAACAGTCTTCAACTTACCGAGCCTCCACTTCGATGTATCTCCTCCATTTCCACACGCCAAATCCAACAGCGAACCCGTCATTTCATCCTTCCCACCCAAAACCGCAGGACAAACTCCACTGATTAGCCGATCCTTAATAATCCGATTGTGGAAAATCTGGAAAGGATACTTCTTAATCCGATTCGCGTTCTCGATATAATAAAATGAGCTCAAATCCTCCTCAGGGACCGACCCCTCCTTCAAGTTCGTCTCCGTAATCGGGTTATTCAGAGCGTTCCACAAATGATTTCCATAAGATTCATTCAATCCGATATCCATCTTCTTATGAAAAAGGGACGTCTTCGAATAATTTATAGCGACCGGCGTCCAACGGAAAAGGTTCGTATATTCTCCATATATCCTCTGGTATAAAAATGAAACTACGATCCCGTTCTCAATTTCATCTCCGCTACTAACAAGCAACTTCCCGCTCTCATGTAAAGGAACATTCGCAATATTCGTCATCTGATTTCCTCCACGGGGATTAAAATCCACGACCTTCCCACTCGCCCCTACAACCATCAATTTAAGCGTCTTATAATAAATAATCCGCCCGAACTGGTCATCCTTGCTAGGTAATTGAAATGGACTAATCTTATCATTTTTTCCCTCGCGAACATAGTTGACTAAGAAATCGACGGTCCTCATCGATTGATAGCGCCACCTCATACACTCGTACCAATGGCCACTCCTCTCCGGATAAAAGTCCGCCATCGGGCGAAACATAAGACCCTCCACTGGATACTCCTGAATGCTAATTTTATCAAATATCTCATTAATATTATCCTCAAATAAGGACCCACTCCCGAATAAATACTTTCCAGCATATATTTTAGTAGCCTCCTCGCGCAATTCTGCTACAATATATGTAGATTTCTGAATACACTCCCGAAAGAATTGATACATATATTCATGGCGCATCTTCTCCTTGGTCCCCGCCCCAATAACAAAGAACTTCGTCTTCCTTACATCGGTCCCCCTATAATATAAAATATCGGTCATAACAAACGTATTCTTCTTCGCATTATAATACCCCTCACAAATACTATTCTCATACCCGCTCACCTCTCGCCCCGTGTTTATAATCCGGTCATTCAAAATAATAAAAATCTTCCCATCCACATTTTTACTGAAATTCTCCGTGATAAAAAGATAACAGACCTCCCCCTCCGGATAAAAAGAAACTCCGTAATTCTCACGAACATACGGTATCCCATCTTTTTTAAAGAAATTACGCCTTAATATATCGACCGGCTCCACATAGAAACCATCCGAAATGAATCGACGAAATGATTTCATCAGATTCTTCTTCTCATCAACTGATATAATAAAATTCGTCTGCTGGATTTCCTCAAATAACCACCTTAGAAATTTACTGAAATAGTTCTCGAACTCAATAGTCTCTTCTCCTACTTTTATGCTATCTTCAAGTTTCTTATCAAATCGTAATTGGACGTGATATTTACACGCAACTCCCATACATCCACTTTCACGAAATGAAAGGTCGCTTTCTATCTGGCGCTCTTCAATCAAATCTAAATAAAATCCGAACATATCATCCAATATTTCGTATTTATTCACATATTGGTAGGTCCTCTTTGCGCCTTCCTTCGCCTTTTGCTCTTTGACTTCCGCATCATGAAATACGACGACTTTCATTCCATACTTATCAATATCATTCTCTTGAACAACGGTCTCTCGAATATGTCGCATATCACATGTCCCAAATTGCCAATATCTCTTAACTTCATCTTTTCCATCAGCATACCCATAATCGAATGGGGATGAATATTCCTTTAAATACGTTTTCATTTCATATTTAAAGCCCATCCCTCCTTTCTCAGATGAATATATACACCTTTCAACTATTGTCGCGAATAATTCTTTTGATAAACTGTCGCCGAATTGAATGCGAATTTTATTATTACCTAATTTTTTGAATATATTATAGTCCATTATTATAATATATTAGTAGATTAATTTTAAACTGTTATACAAACTTCGTTATAAATAATTATTTATAACAAAATTGTTTCTTGATTAAGCTTTTTATAAAAAAAATTACAAGCAACAAGTCTCGAATATCTTCGCAGTTACCAAATACGGGTCGCAGTTACTAGCGGGACGCCTATCTTCGAAGTATCCTTTCTTATTATTAATCGTATCATTCCCGATTCTTACACTCCTCCCCCGATTGGCTCTCCCAAAACTAAATTCATCATAACTCGCTGTCTCGTGATGTCCAGTCATTCGCTCCCTATTCCCTTCTCCATAAATCATCATATGTTCTAAATGCTTTTTACTCAATTTCATAATCGCCTCATCAATCAATTCCAAGCCAGTCTTTTCAGCTGTCCCCTCTCTCATACCCTTCGTGCTAAAATTCGTATGACATCCACTCCCGTTTATTTCATTAATCAACTTCGGCTTCAAATCAACTCGAAGTCCATACTTTTCGCAAACCCGATTCAGTATATAACGCGCCATCCACAAATGGTCTCCCGCCTCAATACCTACTGACGGCCCAATCTGAAATTCCCATTGTCCAGGCGCAACCTCCGCGTTTATTCCACTTACTCTCAGACCAGCATACAAACACTTCTCTAAATGCTCCTCTACAACATCTCTACCCAAAGCATTTCCACCACCGACACTACAATAAAATTGTCCCTGCTCTGGAATAGAAACCTCACAACCAAGTGGTTTTCCCGTTTTCAAATCAATCAAAAAATACTCCTGTTCTAAACCAAACCACGGTTCTTCATCAATTTTCTTATCAAAAATCTCATTTGCTCCAAAGCGATGATTCGTAATGTGGGGCTGGCCATTTGGTAAATACGTATCACACAATATCATCCGATTATCACCTCTCCTAAAAGGACATTTAAAAACGGCCCTCGCCTTCATAATAACCTCACTATCACTTCCAATCGCCTGACCCGTTGAACTACCATCATAATTCCAATCAGGATAAAAATATACGGAATCCTTATCATATACACTGTCGCATTCATTCATAACCCGACATTTACTACGCAATTCATTATTTCCACCGATCCAAATGTATTCAGCCAAAAATACCATATCATATTATTATATTATTTTTTTCACATATTTTCTAATTCTTCCCTCAATTCAGAAATACTCTTCTTTAAATCTTTTCCTGTCTTCTCAGACTTCTTAAATATTGAAACTCCCTTATCAATTGCCACCTTTTGTAATTCAACCAACGTCATTTTCTTCAATAATTTAGTATCCTGCTTCGGTTGAGCAATCGCACCACCTGATCGCAATTCCTCAAAAAACTCAATTCCCATACTCTCCCATGACATGACACCAGTCATATGACTATTAAAAACTGGATAATATCTCCCATCCTTCTCAATCAAAAAACATGATGGATTCTTCAAAACATACTCCGTCTTTCGGTCATCATTCTTCCACATACTCGGGATATAACTAATCCTTTCCACTTTCCTCCTCTTAACTAAACCGCCCACAATCTCCTTAAATATATAAACCGTCAGAGAAAAATAATCCACAATGATTCCTTTTAATATCGGATCATCATCAATATCCTCATTCGCCATAAACTTCTCCCGAATTAACGTCCTCTTCCGCGTGTAATCATTGTCCCTATATAAAGACTTCTCCTCCATATCATAAGCAATCTGTCTCATTAGGTCCTTAATCATTATTACTTTAGACTTAACATCTAAATAACGAAATTCACCCAACACTTCGTTCAATACAGAATAAATAAAGCTATTCTTCCTCTCATTGTTCCGATCCTTAATCATTTTAAATGAAGAATTCAGTCCAGTCCATTCAGGAACATCGACGATATCTTTATCTACGAAGCTATATTTCGCATCCAAAATATATTTATCGTATATGTGGCCCTCTGCGATGACCTTCTCCGGAATATGAAAAACATAATCCTTTGCTACATCGGTACTTCCCTTATTTAAATAACTATGTAATTTATCAATTGATATCATGACTGACTATTATGTTATAATAGTCAATTAGTTTTAAGTTAAAATTTTCATATCTCCTACTCGTCATCAACCTCTTCCTCTTCCTCTTCTTCCTCCTCCTCTTCATCTTCTTCCTCTTCATCACCCTTCTCAACTGAAATATTCTTCTTAGTTTTAGTTTTTGATTTAACTATATTCAAAGAAGTCTTAACACTACGAGTATTAACGCTCATCCGTGATATATCACGAAATCGCTTCAATATTTTTGCCCGATTTCCAACATATTTCGTCTTATACTTCTTCAATACAATCTTATAACCAGTTATTTCCCGACTTGTATCTACAACAAAATTCTTTTCAAATTCGACCTCATCTTCATTTATATTGCGATACTCCTCAAATATCTCATTTATCCCATCCAATGAATAAATTTCAAAATTAATATTCTTATCCATATCATTATCCATTATTGGAAATACAACTGAATTATTCATATTTTTATCAAATGCTTCAATTCGTGTTTTCTCATTATTCAATATATCCTCAGTTTTATTCAACTCACGAACATTGTCTTTCGTAAAATCAACGAACATCTTTATCTTATTCAATAAATGATTTGGTATATTAGTTAAATTAATAAAATAACCATTCTTATTCAGTGTATAACGCAAATTATTATTTTTTATAATATCAATGATTTGAATCTTCTGACTATTATTCATCTTCTTCTCGATGAATTCTTTCATAATGCGAATATCTTTTACTGAAATTGGGTCCTCCATTTTTAAACAAATATATCGCATTTTTTTTATATTGATTAGTCTTCATCTTCGTAGTCGCCGTCATCTTCTTCTTCATCATCTTCTTCCTCTTCATCATCGCTCATTATTTCAGCATTCTCAGCTGGATTTGCTTCTCCTTCCATATCTTCATCCAACTCACCCAAGTCATCATCTAATTCTTCCAAATCTTCAGACCCCTCTTCTTCGTCGTTCTCCGAATTTGAATCACTTTCACCCTGACTGTCAGTCTCAGCCTCATCATCAACATCTGATTCCGATTCAAGAACAGACTCTGACGCAACCAAAGCGTCCATATTCTTATGCTTATCAGCCCCTTTTCTTACCTGAATTACGACCTTCTTCCGGACCTCACTATTCAATTTCGCATAAATTGAGATAATATTACTATTCAGATGAAAAGTCTTCCCTATGACGAGCAAATCAATTTCATCACCGATATTAATCTTCGAAAAAGGCTCCTTGTCCTGATGAATTTCCTTCGGAACAATTATCATCAAGGGGCCTAATTCAGCCAATATACCGAGCTTGTTAATTTTCTTGACAGACGCATTGATTACACTATTCACCGGAATATTACAGACTTTCGCCCCGATAGTAATATCGAACGTAATATTTCCATTGAACTGATTATTATTCATATTTCCAATACTCCTCTTCAATATGATAACCGTATTTGGAACAACGTATCCCTCCTTGATACATTTTCCCTCCACGTTATTTTTTACAATTTTCTCGATATACGCTGGAAAATTATCATCTAAATAGCGCGGATTTAACGATACTCGCTTTTTAATTTGAGTATAGAAATATATGTCATTTTTTGTAAGAGAACTCATTATATATTATATAATAAATTAAACTACTTTTAAATTCACTTTTTTAGTAATTGCGATGAATATTTCATCGTCTCTATCGAATTCAGGAACCACCTCTTTCCCTGATGTCTATCATAATCATATTCACGCAACTTGTATTCAAATATAACGCATATCTTCTTCTTTTGCGTCCCTACTATTTCAATACCAGTCTTCTTCGACATTTCATTCAACTCCACCACGCTATGAAAATCACACTCCTTCCCTTTCATCTCTGAACGCTTACTCTTCTTCATATTCAGAGTAACAGCTCCTGTATCGCGAGTCCCATCATAAACCTTGAAAACGTATGGCCCGTCTTTCAACACCATGAACCCATAAATAATATTGAAATTACGAGACGCATTCTTCGCTTGTTTCGATGCTTTTATTTTCATATTGAGTTTCAATCGGTCTCGGATTTCCGAACCACATTCACCCACGAGCTTCGTATCCTCATTATAGCAAAATATCTTCATAATTGCCTTGTTCTCATTATTATTCGCTTTCAAATTCTTGAATATATAATAATATCCAATCAGCTTGTCATTCGCGACATCATCCTTCCCCACTTCTAAATCGCGATATTTATAAAGGAAAAGAGGCTCAAAATATTCATAAAGTAATACCAGATATGGATTCGTCATCTTGCCTTTCGACTCATAATAATCAATGAAAATCTTCTTTATAAGAATGTTCTTATCTTTGTCATTCAGCTTGTCAACAATCTGTGTTAAAATAATATACATCTTGTTCTTATGATTGGATTCTATCTCATTTTGAATCATCTCCGCATTTTTGATAACTGACGCAAGTATATCGCCATCTTTTACCTGATTCTTCGTCATAATCATATTGTAATCAATTTCCTCCACATCGTTTTTGAAAACGTATTCAGAAGTCTTCTGTGAAAAGGGACGCATCCTATAAAGAAGAGGGGCGTCCGCGTAAGTGAATTCAATCGGCTGGAAAATATAATATGGACCCTTGTGAATCATATACCCGCGCCGGTTATACATATCATAAATAGGCTCATCCCGATTATTAATCATCTCAGTAATTGCGATGTATATAAATTGGAGCTCGAAGTTCTTCATGTGTTCCCGAATTATTTTTACCAAATCCTCCAACGTATAAACATAACCGACCTCGAACAATTTCTTTAATATCTTCTTCGACTTCGTTATATCGGACCGCGCGAACCTCTCATTATAGGTATCTATATTCACCTTATAAAGCTTCTTTCTATCAGGCTCCCATACACACTTATAATCACAATCTTTATAATCACACTCCCTGCTCCCATTATTATCCTCCAAACGTATCCTGACCCTCCGACCTAAGCTACTAATCATTTCAACACTCTTCCCGCCAAAATCGAATATATTCCCGTTCTTATTGAGGGCGCAATCCACTGCGGATTGTTTTAAGATGTATGATATTTCGCGAATTTTGCGGTCCTTGACTTCGGCGATTCGGTATATACGCGTATCAATTGTTTCCGTCTCCTTCTCCTTTTTACTGGCGTTCTTTGGGGGGACAACCGCGTATAAAAATACTTCTACATTGCGCTCAACTGCGGGTAAATCAGCGTGGCTACACCACCTACTAGCACGTCCAGTTGTTTGGTCAATACGCGACAAGTTGAACCACGGCTCTAATATATGAACCTGTCGTATCCGCTTGAAGTCCAAGCCTTCACCTAAAAGGCGGGTCCCAATAATAATTTTCACTTCCTCACCGTATTTATTATTGTCGTGGTTCATAATATTCATCAAATTGGACGTCTCAATTGTGGAAATGTTCGTGTCCCCCGAAATCAGAATGTATCGCGCTCTCCGAAACTCGTGGTAATTCGATGAACCACTGTTGTGTATCCGCGCGAGAGCATCATTCCCGCATAAAGCGCAAATCGGATTCCTCTTTCGCGGGTAGTCCAGCAACGGTCTCTCTCCGCTCCATAGGTAGCGCTCGAACCCATTTTGCTCCAACATCATCGCGAATGGTAAAACGCCAGCCCAAATGAACTCAGAATATATATAACAGATACCTTTCCCATTTTTAATATTTTGTAGGGCGCTGTAAAATTTGGAGCTGTATTTTTCAAGATATTTTTCATCCAAGAAAGGGGCTTCGTCGCTCTTTCCCACATTGAACCGGACATGCGTCTGAAACCGGAACTGATAAGTCTTCTTCTTTTTCTTTGTAGAGTTTGTCGATTTTCCGGAATCAATAATGAAAGCCCCGCGACCATTATCAGACGTTTGGTAAGCATAGTCGCGCTTCGGGTTCGTAAAATTACCGTTCTTGTCCGGTAATATAATATTACATATACGACGCGAGAGTGAATTCGCATATTTATCATAATCGTCCTTTTTCAGAACGACTTCCTCATCATCATCTTCATCAACAACCATTTCCACTTCACCCTCATCCTCTTCTTCTGGCTTATCTTTATCAATTGTTTTCAACTTCTTCAAGTATTCATCATAATGATAATTGCTCATCTCACAAGTGGATACCTTCAATTTATGGAAACGCTCGCCCGGAGGAATGACTTTTCCATAAATATCGTATTTTATATTTGGAACAATCGCATCAGCCGGTTCTATTTTCAAAGGGAAAACGACCGGATTCTCACCGCGCAAATAGCTTATATAACCTTTCGACAGTTCCCTAATTCGCTCGGCCCCACCCGGAACTAAATTCTCATTACTATCGAAGATTTCACTCCTTTTAACTGGGGGACGCCCATCATTTAGTAAGAGGAGATTCAATATATAAATAATTTCGTTAGCATTATCATACATCGGCGTAGCGCTCATCAGAACCAACCGAATATTTTCACCGTAGGAGACAATAGCTTGTAAAATAGGGGGGACCTTGCGCAATTCAACGTCCGAAGTATCACTCTTGATGTTGTGGATTTCATCAATAATTATTACGCGGTTCTGAAATTTGCTACGAATCGCCCTTTTTTGAATATCGGTCAGAGAACTCTTTTTACCGTTCCAACCAATGTCGCTCATGAGCTCATTTGCGAACTCCTCATATCCATAAAATTGGTAATATGAATTTACGAGGCGCCCCGTCTCCTTCCGCTTCTGTTGAATTGTTAAACCACTAAACTGCTCAAAATTGAGACTATATGTGTTTCCAGTACATTGAACTATGTCATCGGGACGCTCTTTTTTAATTTCTTTACGAATATCATAAATTTGGTCTTTGAACTGTTGGAGAATGCGCCGACTCAATAAAACAGTTATTTTGCGTCGATTATCCACGTGCATCCGCTTCATAATATCCTTGAATCCCTCTGCTATTTGAATACCGGAGCACGTTTTACCAACACCTGTCCCATGATAAATTAAAATGCCGTTATACGGTGTATCAATACTGATATAATTTTTTAAAAACTCCTGTTGGGGAGATAAATTAAAAAGTCGCGCATTACAGATGTCCTCTGTTTTTTGATTATTACGCTTTATCTTATTTTTGAAGAATTCTTTCTTAATATATATTTTTTCGTAGAAGTCTTTATCACTAAAATCTGGATAATACATATATTTTCTACTCGATGAATGTTCAATCACATTATTTTTATCAATTTTCTTCTTTATCCGAACAGCTAATTTATCTTTTTTCATTCTAATTTTTGTCATTCCTATATTATAAAAGATATAAAAACTTTAATTTTATATCATTCGAATAAATAACAATATCATGATAAAAATTATTTTTTAGCTAAATAAAACAGAGATATAATAATTATTATCGCGATTAAAACCGCAAAAAATATAAATATATTATAAAAAATTATTTTTGTTTTTTTATTGTGCCGGACTTTCCATATTGTATTATCAACGTATTCTGGATTTATCAAATTGATCGGTTTTTCATACATCAATTCATAAGTATCTATTTTTTCATCGCGTTTCGGGACAAAAAATGGTTTTGCCGGTTCATAATCTTCCGGTTTCATCGTAAAATAAATTTGTTTTATCAATTTTTTTGTATGAGAGTGGCTTATAACTGCCTCCGTATTCCATTTCTTACTAAAATTGCGTTCCATAAATTCACGATGTTCTTTTGGACCATACACTTCATAAGCACCAAATTTATATTTTCTTAATGGAAATAAATCTTGTATATAATAATAATCATTTGGCCATTTTTTTTTAGATTTTTTATTCGAATGTTCAATCACATTTTTTCTGTTCTTTCTATTCTGTTTTCCATAGAAAATATCAATAAAATATTTATCATTGTTCCGATAATATATTTTATTACAATATTTATTATTTTTATAAATATAAAATGTTTTATTATTTTCAAATAATTTATATAATTTATCTTTGTATTCAACCGGAATCATTATATCTATATCATCATCCCATTTGATTATACCACCGGACCTAACAGCTCCTAAAAATGTTCCTCCAATTATCCAATAAACAATCCCATTTTTTTCCAATAATTGAGATGCTTCATAAAACATTTTATATAAACTATATGAATCTTTTGGACTAAGATATATATCCTCTTTTTTTTGTTCCATAAATAATCAGATAAATTTATTTTGTAAATAAATAAACAAGTGATAGAATAATAATCAAAAATATTAAAACACAAAAAAAGACGAAGTTATTCAAAAAAATAATCTTAATCTTTTTCTTGCGTTGGTCTTTCCATCCAGAATCATCCAATACATTACTCTGTGGTTTATGAGGCTCAGGGTCAACTAAATGTATTTTCCTTCCATATATGCCTTCATAAATATCTAATACTTCTCCATATGAAAGAGTCGGCTTTTTATTTTCAATATTCACCATATTATGCATGTCAATACACCAGTGGGCTAATTTTTTGCGGTTTTCTAAATGCGGCTCTATTGGAAACATTTCAATATGTTTTTTATAATTGTTCCTACATAATCCACATGGAAGAGTATGTTCAAGTGATTTGTAATAAGTTTTGTAAATTTCTTTGTCTTTATCAGTTGGATAAAATGGATAAGTAAAACTCATTGAATGTATTGAAAACCATAATCGTGGCCCCCATATATTTGGATCCATATATATAAAACAGATAAAAATTATATATATTCTAATTTTTCCATGTTCCAAAATGGTCATGTTTGGCGTATTTCCCGAAATATTGCTCCTCTGGATATTCTAAAACATGAATTTCGTTTTTGTCTTTATAATCCAAATAAACATTCATTACATAATCTGGACCGGTTGAAGCATATACATAATGTAATGTTTGATTTGTCTTAAAATCTTCGATGTATTTATCTATATTATCATTAATTCCATCTATTAATGCTTTTATAAATGGATGCTTCGGTTTTGCTCCAAATGCGTATTGACCGAGTATATAATCATAACCTTTATCACAGTATTTTTTAAAACGTATTGAAGCGCATTTTATTGGGGTTAATACACTATCTACTGGAAAAACGCACTCATATTTTAATATATTATCTAATGGATATAATCCGGTCATGTCTAAATCAAAATAGAAGCCTCCATAATGATAAACCGAAATATATCTAAAAAAATCAATCTTTTGAATTATAACTGGTAATCTTTTATATGTTGAATAATATTGTGGATATTCTTCTTTAATGAAATTGTCAATGTCTTTATCTGTGAAAAACATGAATTTATAATGAGGGTTGTATCTTTTTATTGAACGAATTGAATTAATATATTTACTGGGAATATCATTGCTTTTCCATGTTTGAATGATTAGTCTTGGAATTTTTTCATCATTATTTTCATATTTTTCATAATACTTTGTATTAAATATCGGAAAAAGTATAAATAAACAGAGAATAATAATTAGAAAGAATTTGTACATAATTATTATTATATTTATATTTTTTATAAATATATATTATATTAATGTTATCATTAAAGAATATACAAAATCTAATTATTGTCTGTTTTGCGATTATATTTGTATATTTATTACATAAAAAAAAATACAAAGAGCATCTAACATCGAAACCACATATATGGTGCTATTGGGAAACGATTGAAGGTCGTCATAAACCCGCTTATATCGACTTATGTTATGATTCAATTGTTCATAATTGTAAAAACTGTTTTGAAATTCATAGACTCGATGAAAAATCAATCCGGAAATATTTACCTGAATTAAATCCGGCTGATTTAGACCATCTCTCCATCCCACATAAAGCAGATTATTATAGATACGCCCTATTAGAAAAATATGGAGGAATATGGATTGACGCAGATATTATTGTATCAAAATGCTTATGTCCACTTTATAAAAAACTAATGGAAAGTTCACATGATTATATGGGATTTGGTTGTGGCCGTAGTCGCCAATCTTGCTCGGATAATCCTGACGGTAAAAATAACCCGACGAACTGGTTAATGATGAGTAAGCCAAATACGAAGTTTATGAAATGTGTTCGTCAAAGCGCGGAAGAAGTCATATTTCAAAAAAAAGACTTCAAATATCATGAAATTGGAAAACACGCATTGGAAAAATGTATTTCGCATATGAATCAGAATGAAGATTGGGATTATATACACATTCCATCATCTTGTAATGAATACGATAGTAGTGGTCATAAACTAAATAATATTATGAAGCCATATAATGTGCGCGATTGTAGTTCAAAACGGTATTTTTTTCCGCTTTATAATACCGCTCCGGGCTATCCAGATTGGTTCAAAAATTTGAGTAAAGATGACCTATTGAATGAACGCGGACCACAGAAATATTATTTGAAGGAAATAATAGATGAAGCATTTTCAAAAAAAAGAGAGTGTTAAAAAATTGTATAAAAATGATAATTCATTTTTATAATTATTATATAATAAATTTATAAAATTTACACATTAATTTGCGTGTTAGGGAATCCAGTGGTCATCCAATACTCAGGAGACAAGTTTGGAGGTGTCGCTCCTGTGCTAATACATGGGGCTTGACTTGGTCCATCATTATATATCTTCTCAATCGAGTAAAATGGAAGAGCATACGCATAATAGCGTAATCTGCTCAAAAACCCACCGAACCCGCCCCATTTTGCGACATATATATCTCCATAATTTTGTTTAGGAATACCACCTAAATCGAACCTCTTTTTTAAGTTCGAATTTACATAAACATCCAATTTGTCCTCAATAATAACCATCGAAATACAGACCCACTTGTTCATTGGAATATTGCTAATATCACAAGAATTCTTAATCTTATTGTAAGTATTCATATTAATCATCATCTTATTTTCATTCGGATAAATCCAAACACCGGGCGCCTGTAATGGATTCGCGCTACTATTTCCCTTATGAAAAACATGATGCCACTTGCCAGAATTATTGAATGTGTTCTCATCTAAATATATCCAGAATGAATAACTAAATTCGAGCCCGAATGGTTGGTCATAAGAGCGCAATAGTTTCGAACCTGGAAAATACATCGCATTTGTTCCCTGAATTGTCTCTTCAATTATATAGGGAGAATCACTTTGATAATTTTTCACACTATATCCCAAACGAACAAATAGGTAAACTAATATGATCACAATTACAAGTATTAAAAGAAGTGTAATTAAATAGTTAGATGTGAAAAATTTACCCATATTCGAAGTTGCTGATGTGTTTGTCATAGCCATTGACCCATTATTCATATTCATTACTATTTATAGATATAAAAATTATTACTAAATTTTTATATCTCAGAATAATTTTAGTATGGTCCACTTGAATAAATATTATGAACATCCTCCGGTTTGAGCGCATATTTGTAATAAACTAGATTGCTAATTTTACCAAAGAAGCCATTGTTGTCGCAAACAACCAAATCACTATCATTCAACTTGGGAACACCACGCAACACGCAACTCCTCTCCAATTTTCCATCAATATACATATCAACCGTCCGATTATTCAATACATAAGCGATATGAACCCATTTTTGTAATGGTATGTTCTTAATATCACAGCCCTCATTTGGAGAAGCATATGTGTTAATTCTGGCGTGAAGAGAATTCGTATCGGGGTATAACCACAAACCAGGTGCTCTTAATTGCGATGAAGCCGGTTGATCCGGAGTAGAAGAACCAGGGCTTCCTGATCCCTTAACAAATATATTCTTCCATCCATGAGTCCAATCCTGAATATAAATCCAAACACTATATGAAAATTCAAGACCCAATTCGCTGTTCTTAACAGTGAATTTATTATTTTTCAATCCAAAAGCATTCACCGGAGTATCAATAATAATATTTTGATTATTCTTATTTTTGTTATTATTTACAATAACTATAATGATAATGACAATAATCGCAACAGCTAATATACCTAAAAGAATATATCCCATCTGTTTATTAAAGATACTATTTGAGCCCATATTCATCGATGATGAAGAACCCATATTCCCTACACCAGCATTTGGAACACTCGCATTTGCTGCTGCTCCCGAACTTCCTGGAATATTAAAATTCATTTCTACTAAAATTTACAAAGATTATTTTTTATCTAACATGGGATAATATCATGTATATTTAATGGATTATTATTCATAAATTCATCGATTGCTTTCTTTTCTTTATCATACATTGAATAAATTGTACTTCCAATTAAAGCACTCGAATCATATCTAAATAAATAAAGTTTTCCATTAAATCCTCCATTACTTCCTTTAATTATATTTGTATTCTTCATTATCGGATTTCCAGTTAAACTAATTGATTTTTCTAGTAATCCATTCTTATAAACTTCTAATGATCGTCCGTTAATTACAATTGTAATACAAAACAACTCGCTTAATGGAATGTCTTCTATTATTATTGCGTTTCCTTCATCTGGTCCATTTTCACATGCGAATGTAATAATTAAATTATTAGAAGTTGGCTCTAAATAGACACCTGGACTTTTGTTTTTATATAAAGTTATATCATTGTCATCGCCACGAAACCAAACAGTTTTCCATTTTTTATTAGTATTCATAAAATTATCTGGACATACCGCAATCCAAAAACTATAAGTTGCTTCTAGTCCTAAATCATTTGGTAAATCCTCTTTAATTGCGAAAGCAGCCATTGTTCCGTCAGTAATCACACTAAGATTTTCATTTGTTGATATGAATGGTATGCTCATTGGAGTCGCAGTTCTAGATGAAAATGTAGATTCATTATAGAAATCAACATAATCTTTTTGATTTAAATTAACATTGAATTTTGTTAGAAAATATATAATAAATCCAATTTCAAGGATAATTAAAATAAGTAGTAATATAAATTGATTTGGAGGAACATTATTTATAACATAAGCATAGTAAAAAATACAAACCGTTAAAAGAAGAAGTAAACATGTCCAACCTAACTCACTTTGGATTCCTTTTTTTGTAAAAGCTATAATCATAAATGTAATAATCGGAATCGAAAGCACAATAAATATTAGAAACCATCTATTATTATAAATATATCCAAACCCATTACCAATCTTATTTAAAACACCTCCATTTCCAGTCCCATATCCATTTCCATAATTTCCTTGATTTGGATAAAACTGATTTGTTCCAAATGAATAATTATTATCGCTCATTAATTATATAAAATATATTTTTCTTTCATTTTATAAACCTCTTCATTATATTATTTCGCGCAGTTTTCTTCCCATGACAGTTTCTACATAATGCCTGTAAATTCTCTAAATCATTCGTCCCACCATCTTCCAGTGCGATAACATGATCAATTTCATAAGTTTCATCGAGTAAATTCTTACAACTCTTACATTTCCAATATTGATTCGCTGCGACATACTTCTTAACTGATTCTGGAACGTTTCTTATTGATTTTGTTGTCGTATGCTTTTTAATAAGTTGCGGGCGATTCATTCTAAAACTTGGAATTTCCTTCTTTTGAAAGAATGGTATATCAATATAGAGGGCTGGAATAATAAAAGATATTATACTTACAAATACTACGATTGTTTTTGTTAGGCCCGTAAATTGATTATAAGCCCGAATAATAATATTATTGTATTTATAATTAATAAAAAGTAATACACCTAATATGAAAACTAGTAATACAATTTTGGCGGTATATTGTTTTTTCATAAATTATATTTTATTATTTTTTTATATCTTTTATCATAGCCTCCGGTAAAAATTGAGAAACTCCTTCAAATGGATTTGCTCGTCCTAAACTAAATGAATTTGTTGGTTTCATTCGGTCAGGAATACAAGGCAATTTAACATTAAGCGGACCCTCTGTAGTAGAACTAAAACATTGTCCTTGTCCAACATTATTTCTACAATAACCACAACCAGATGTATTTCTACATTCAGTTTCATCTAATCCATGACATGGCTTCGATTTCTTATTACATTGATCCTCTGATAAATAGACATCAAGTGGATACTGGCTTATTCCATTATCTCCGCAAGTGTTTTTACTTGGGTCAGTGGGGTCATACTTATGCTTTACACAACCACATTTTTCATAACACCAGAAATATTTTTGGCGATTATCATCTATAAAATTTGTAAAATTTTCTTTTGTAATTTGTTTATTATATTCTTTTTTATACAAATTTGGACATACTTTTTCACAATTTTTATTCGGTATTTTATTTACATAATTTCCTTTAATAATAAGACATTCTGGTGGTCTATTATATGAAAATACAC